GCAGCATTGTTATTTACTAAACCTAAAAAATTAATTGGCATTGATGTACAACCGCATTTCTTTACGCCATACCAAAAGCATTTTGAAAAGTATGCAGAAGAGAATAATATAGAGTTTGAATATCGAGAACAGTCAAGCCATGATCCTAAGGGAGTTGAACCGTGTGATGTACTACATATTGATTCACTACATAAAGCTCCACATCTTGCCAAAGAATTAGAGATGCATGCGCCGCATGTACGTAAATACATTGTTTTTCATGATACAGCAGAATATAAAAATACTCATGGACTATTTCCAGTAATTGCTAAATACATTACACAAGTTGAGCAAAAATGGCAAGTAGTAGATCATTACATTCATAGAGTTGGATATACTGTTATCAAACGAGTTGATCGTAAAGAAGCGGTGTGGAATGATAAAAAAAAAGATCTAATTAATCTGAGCGCTTATCAATGAAAATTTGGAAATATGAATCATATGATGATTACGTAAAAGCTCAAACAAAGGCTAACGTAAAAAAAATCAAAAAAGTATTGGTTCAAAAATCTACTATTAAACAGATATACAATAGAATTCCTATGGCTGCTAATATACTTTGTCATGGTACACGTAATGCTGCAGAACAAAAATATTTTTCTGATATGTATCCTATGGCTAATATTGTTGGAACAGAGATTTCTTATACTGCATCAGATTTTCCAATGACAGTGCAGCATGATTTTCATGAGGTTGTTAATGATTGGATTGGAGAATTCGATATTGTGTATTCAAATTCTTTTGATCATAGCTACGATCCAGAAAAATGTATGTCGACATGGGCTAACCAATTAACTAAAATTGGAACTTTATGTATAGAATTACAGTGTGGCGAAAATAATAGATCAAAAGCTACTGATCCATTAGAATTAACTTATAATGATTTAATTGAATTGGCATCTCAAAGCGGATTATGGTTATCACACAAATTAAAACTAGAAAACAATGATATGTTGTGTATGTTTAGAAAATGAAATCATATATTATAAAAATCAAAGGTCATGCCAAGTCAGAAGAACAGGCAGAAAAATGCATTAATTCTACAATGTTATATGGGTTTGACTCTGAATTTTTTAATGGTACAACTCCTAAAACATTAGCTGATGCTGAAAAGATACATAACTTTGGTATAATGAAACCGAGTAGAGTTTTTAATTTTAGAGTAGAAAACTTAAAAAAATATCTTACTAAAAAATCTTGTTTTATGAATCATGTTATTCTATGGAATAAATGCCTAGAAATAAACGAACCTATTGTAGTATTAGAGCATGATGCATTAGCTATACGAAAATGGGATAATGCTACCTTTAAAGAAGTTTTAATTCTTAATATTAATTCAGCAAAAAAACATAATCGTAACGTTGGTTCACGTATGGGTAAATACGAATATAAACAAGAAGGTCATACTGAAATACATGAATTAAATTATCCGTTTAGGTATAAGATGGAAAATATTTGGAAGGGTGGATGTCTGATGCCTGGAACTGCAGCCTATGCTATTACTCCTGCGGGGGCCACTAAACTTTTAGATTCTCTCTATAAAAACGGTTGGGATCAAAGTGATTTTTTTATCAATAGTAAAAATGTACATATAGAATACGCATCACCAGAATATTTTGGATTTAATGGAAAGAATCTAAATACAAGTAAAGGTTAATTATGAAAGCGCATATAATAACAATATTAGGACATACACTTTCTGAAGCAGGTGCAGAAAATTGTATTAAGTCTTCAGAAGAATTAAATAATCCATTTGAAATTAAAAGATTTGAAGCTTGTACACCAATCGATGTCGGTGATGTAATGAATGAATATGGCCTTGAATGGAATTTTCCTTGGGAAGGTCAAGTTCGAGATATAAAATCTGGATTAACTCTCAATGCATATAGAACTCAAGATCATTTAGCCCGAATGGCATGTGCATTAAGTCATTATGTGCTATGGCAAAAATGCCAGAATGAAAATGAACCACTACTAATTCTTGAACACGATGCTATCTTTAGGCATCGTCTTGATCCTACATTTATCTTGAAATCTAAATATAATGTTGTCGGACTTAATGATCCTATTGGTGCTACTCGAAAGGCGAACCTGTTTAAAACAAAAGTTGAAAATTCTGAAAAAGATATTGTTTCTGTACCTCATGTTGATTCGTTTGAAATCCCACAAGGTTTAGCTGGAAACAGCGCATATATAATTAAACCAACTGGAGCTACAGCGTTAATTGCAGCTATAGAAGAATATGGATTATGGCCAAATGATGCTATTATGTGTAGGCAATTAATTAAAAAATTAGGTGTAACTCGTAAGTTTTACACATTAGTTCAAGGTTTACCATCAACTACTACGGAATAAAAATGAAAGCTTTTGTAATTACTATACCATCGCACGAATTGTCTGTAATGTCAGCAAAAAAGTGTATTCGAAGTGCAGCTAAATTTGGTTTAACTGTAGAAACGTGGAATGCTACCACACCGAAAGATCGACCAGCAGAGATCTTAGAATCAAAGGGTATTCCAACTCAACCGTTTGACGAGATCTATTCTCGTACTCAAAATTGTATGGCAGCGTTTTGTTCTCATATGAGTTTATGGGAACATAGCATTGAAATTAATGAGCCAGTCGTTATCTTTGAACATGATGCTGTAATGACTGGATCTTTACCAGAGGATCTTGAATTTGATAAAGTAATCACGTTTTCAAAACCTTCATATGGCAATTTTAATACTCCAGTAGATATAGGAGTTGTTCCTCTTATTCAAAAACCATATTTTGGCGGAGCACATGGTTACATTGTAAAACCAGAAGGAGCTGTTGAATTAATTGAAGTCGCTAGAGAAAATCCTCTTTCTACAGACGTTTTTCTTAATGTAAATAACTTCCCTTGGTTAGAAGAATATTACCCGTGGGTTTGTATTGCAGCTGATAACTTTACTACAATTCAACAAGAAGCGGGTTGTAAAGCTAAACATCGTTATGGAGAAACTTATGCAATCGAAAATATTAGATAAGACATTTTTAACTGGTTGTGATCAAAAAACTGAGTGGCAGCTACCGTTTTTTCTTGATAAGTTTTTAGAGTTTAAACATAAAACTAAACTTATTGTTTGTGACTTTGGTATGTCAGAGGAAATGCGCAATAAAGTTGTTATGCATAAAGCAGTTGAAGCTGTAATGAATATGGTATTAGATGGACCAGAAACTGGATGGTTTCTAAAACCTAAATCTATGCTGCATTGTCCATCGAATGCTACTATCTGGCTTGATACTGATTGCGAGATTAGAACAAATATTGATGATTTATTTACTAAATTAGTACCAAATAAATTAAATATGGTTGAAGACAGGCCATGGACAAAACGTCGTGGTGAAGTATGGTTTAATTCAGGTGTTGTTGGATTTATTGGTAAACCAGCAATCTTGCGCTTGTGGGTAGAAAGCACAGAAAAGAATCAAACAATTGGTGATCAAGAAGTATTGCATGATATATTAAACCCTATTACACAATTGACTTGGATTAATCCTTTGCCTAATGCATATAATGTGCTACGTTTGCAAACTGAACACGATAAATATGAAGGTAAAATTAAAGTTATGCACTGGACAGGTGCGAAGGGTAATGAGTCTATTAGGAGTATGATGAATGAGTAGAGTTGTACACGTAATTGGAAACGGTGATAGTGCAGCATTTTATCAAAAAGAGCCTCGTAAAGGTTTAAAGCTTACTTGCAATATTCCTCCTTTTGAGGTAAAAGCATATGCTACTTGTATAGTAGATTTTAAAATGATGAAAGCTATTGATAAGGGAGAGGTAACTCTTGGTGGTGAATGGATTGTAGGAGCAAGGCCAAAAGAATATTGCGCAAGAAATCCTAAATTTCATATGAAAATTGCACATCATATTAAAGAATTCTATACTAAGATTCCTAAGTATGCTCCTAATTATACTGATTTTAACTGCGGTATGATGGCAGTTTATTATGCTGCACAAAAGTTAAAAGCCGATGAAATCAATATGTGGGGATTTGATACTATCTTTGATTTCAATATGAGAAGCTATACTGATCTAGTAATTGAATCAGATAGGGGAAATATGAATAACAATCGGCTAATCAATAATTGGAGGCCGGTATGGATGAATATGTTTAAAGATAAAAACTTCAAAGAAATTAAGTTCAATCTACATCATAAACATTCAGCTATCAAATTTAAAATTCCAAGCAATGTAGAAATTATTACACATCAATAGCATTTACTTTTTAATATAAATATGGTATAATGGTACCATGAATATAATAGAGATAGATGGTGGAACAATAGTAGAACGTAAAGTGGCTGAAAAAGCAATTGATTTTGCTATTAAAAAATTAATGCCACGAATTCAGACACTTGATATTAGTTTACAAATCATGAAGATTGAAGATAAAGTTGATGGTTATTGCCTTTGTATTGATAACAGAACATTTGAAATAGAGATACAAAGCGGTATACATTATGAAGATTTTGTAACAGCCATATTCCATGAAATGGTGCACGTTAAACAACATGTGCGTAAAGAGCTTGTAGATAAAGGTTTTATAAAAATATGGAAAGGCGAGGATTGGATTAGCATGTTTACAACTGTTGATGAATATATGCGATTTCCATGGGAAGCTGAAGCATACAGACTACAAGAAGAATTGTTTGAGGAGTACACAAATGCTAGTTGAATGGGATAGATTTGACAAATTGCGGCTCATAGTTCCTATATGGACACATAGCATGCTAGTGTATTTTTTATACACTTTTCAGTGGTGGTATCTTATACCATTTATTTTTGTTAATTACTTAATGAATACCACACAGACGGTATTCTTACATAAAACTTTAGCTCATAGAAATTTTAGTTACAATTCTAAGGTTATTGATCATCTTTTTTCATTTATAGTTATGTTAAACTTTATGGGTGGTCCGATACAGTGGGCAATTATGCATAGATTACACCATAAGTATACAGATAAATTTGAAGATCCGCATTCTCCATCAATTGTAGGTTCGCTAATTTCTCATTTTCATTTATGGAAAAAGCCTCCAATAGATACAACAAAAAAAGTTGTGATTCGCGATTTATTCAGAGATTATAAGCATTTAATAATCTATATTAGATACCAGTGGCTTTCATCAATTTTAGCATGGCTAATTATTGGTGTATTGTTTGGTATAGAAGGATTAGCTATTGTAGGTGCTGCATCTTGTTGGCAACTGCACACATTAGGAATTATCGACAGCTGGGTACATCGTAAGGGAAATGGTGCAATTACAAATGTTAGCAGCTGGGTGACTGCATTGAGCATGGCTTCACCTGAAGCTATAGAACATGATAAGCACCATAAAAGCCCATGGATATATACACACATCGATGGTTGGTTTGATTACCATTCAAGAGTAATGGAAATTTTGGCTAAATACGGGTTGGTAAAAATAAATGTTGTTAAATAAAATATCTTGGCTTAGATTGACATATAATCTATTATTACAATTTGTTGGATTATACGCTCTATATTTCATTTTTAGTACTGAACAATATATGCTTTTAATTCCAGCATTGTTAATCATGTTCTTTACGCAATTTACAATTTATGCGCATTATCATATGGTAGTAACACATCAATCATGGAAGTTTAATTATAAATTATTTGACCATATTTTTTCTGTATCAGGAATTTTAATGGGTATGGGATCTCCTATCCCTTGGGCTATTATACATCGTTTGCATCATAAACATACTGATACAGAAGATGATCCACATTCACCATCATATTATGGTTTGTTTATCACACATTTTCATGCATGGAAAGCACCAGATATTATAAATGCAAAAGTACCTAAAAAAGATTTACTTAGAAATTTTAGTCATCTAAGTGTATATAACAATGCAATTTCAATAGGTATTATAAACATATTGACATGGACTATTTTATATTACTTATTTGGTCTAGGAGGAATTTTAGTCACAGCACTGGGTTTAGCTATTACTAATAATAATATTGGTATTACAAATGGTTGGACTCATAGATTAGGAGATGGTAAAGTAGATAAACCCAACTTACTTATTTGGGCACTAATGTTGGGATCACCTGAAGCATACTTTCATAAAGAACATCACGAAAAGCCATTTAAATATAAACATTCTGAATCATGGTTTGAATGGCATGCACGATTAGTTGAAATATTTGATAAAGTTGGCTTAGTTACTATTCATGATAAAAAAATTTAATGGATTAATACCTAATCACCAGCGCGATGTTCATGTAGCTCACACACGCTGGGAATTTGGTTATATTATTGATGGTCAAAAAATTATAGATCCATTTTTAGGATTAGGTCAATTCAATCTTGGTTTTAAAAGACAGGATATAATAGATTATGTTTGTAAAAATCTTTCAAATAATATTTTTGAATCCGCCGAAGATTTAAATAATCTAGTTGATACTAATATATATTTGCATGATATTTCATTTAAATTAAATAATGATTTATATGAAGAGACTGGTTATTATAATTTTTCGTCCCTTTCTGGGAGTGATGCAAACGAAGGTGCATTAAAATTATCAGCTGCATATCATAAATTAAAAGGCAATAATAAATCTAAAATTATTAGCTTTGACGGTAGCTACCATGGTAGTACATATTTAAATTATAGCATGGGTGATGAAAGCATATTTTCAAATCCATTTTATAATATGCCAAGACCAGATTTTATTGAACGCATAAGACATGAAGATCTTACTAAGATTAAATGGAATGACGTTATGTGTTTAATCATTGAACCTTGGCAATGGGCAGTAGGATCACCAGGACCTTCAGCTAAATTTTGGGATACATTGAAAACAATTAGAACTACATACGATGTTCTAATAATTATAGACGATATATTTACTGGTGGGGGTAAAACAGGTGATTGGTGCGGATGGAAATCAACACCAATAACTCCTGATATTTTTACTCAAGGTAAAGCAATTACCGGTGGATATTTCCCTCTTTCTCTAACATATTACTCAGAACAAGTAAATTCTGTTTTACCAAATGATTTTTTATGGGAACATGGATTTACAAATAGTTTTAGTTCTTCTGGCACATTAAGCTGCTTAGCTTATAGAGAAGCATATAAAAAATATGATTATTGGTCTGTTAATAAAATGGCTATAGATATTTTTGGAGAAAGAATCATAGCTCAATTTGGTAATATTTTTACTGTTGAAGGTTTAGGACTAATACAAATACCAATAAATGCTACTGATGAATATTTTGATTTGTTAAAAAAAATTTAAAAAAGTGCGTTTTAGGCATGTACAAACTAGTAAAAACAGGGTATAATGGTCCTATAATAAAGAAGGAAGAGGAGCCTTACATGTTTACTAAATCACAAATCGAATTGCAAGCCCACATCGAAGCTAAAAATGCTGAAGGTAAGAAGTGGATGGATGAAAATCCTGGTTCTTACTACGGCATGACCGTAACTGACCCAGCGCATTGGGCAGAGCAGGGTATTACTACTGTCGAGCAGTATGAGTACCAAATGGAGTACTATGGTCTGTTTGACTATATTGCTGGTTTAACGTCAAAGGGCAATGCTCGGTATTTGCTGAGTCTTTGTACCACCATGGATGATTTGAATGCTGTGTATTCAGATTTCGGTGCTCAAATGGATATTGATGAAGCCTGGGAAGTAGAAAAGGCATGGTGTGAGGATGCAGCATAATGGAAAAAACTACAGAAATTTTAGGTTCTTATTTTACAACACATCCATACGACGAGTATAATGGTGATGGTGTAAGTTTAACAGATAAGTTTGCAATATTAAGAGAAGAGTATACCAAATCTGGTAAAAAGATTATTAATATGAAAACTTATTATAATAGTGGATTTAATCATACGACTCAACAAGACGAAGCAGAACCAGAATTTGGTGTTGAGATTGAGTGGATATGGTAGAGTTTAGCAAAATCGCTCCTGTCTCGCTCCTCTCTCAGTCGATGCGATTTTGCTAATCCAATAGTCGAGCGGTATAACGCGGTTAAGCCAGTAAACGACTTTAAATTTAAGACGCTGGTGGGAAATTATAGAGCGCCCTCATTAGAAAGACTCACCTTATTGGAGTAATTATGAGTTGGAATAAAGCAGGTTTTGATCGAGGTAAATCTCTCGATATTGAATACGGTACTGGAAAACCTATTCGTGCGTTATACAGTAACAATCATGAAAAGATGCGGTGGATGGCAACTTACACAAAGGAACCAGACACTTTATGGTGGATTTCACAGTTTGAAAAAAATAAAGTATTCTATGATATAGGAGCAAATATTGGATTATTCAGTTTTGTAGCTGCAAAGCATGGTGTTAAAGTAATAGCTTTTGAACCCGAAAGCCAGAACTTTGCATCTCTACAAAGAAATATACATGCCAATCCAACGTATGATATTACGGCCTATTGCATAGGAGTTACAAATGAGAGATCTTTTTCTACGCTTTATTGTTCTAGTATGGGTGCTGGCTCTTCTTATCATGAGTTAGGTGTAAAAAATAAAAGAACAACATACAAACAAGGTAGTTATGGATTATCTCTTGATGAAATAACAAAGAGTTTACCAGTTCCTAATTACATCAAAATAGATGTTGACGGTATTGAGAGATTAGTAATAGACGGATATTCTCATTGGGATCAATTAGATTCGTTTTTAGTGGAAATGAATGACGATAAAGATAAAACATATATTACTCAAAAAATTTTACCATTAGGATTTAAAAATGTTTCTGTTAGCAATAATGTTATCTTTTATAAAAAGGGATTTGATGCATCATTCTTAACTGTAAAAAATTATGCACGTGGTACCGCAGCCCAACAGATGTACAAAATAATAAATAAAGATGGGTTGGTCGCCAAATAGACCCGCAAGTCCTTACTGTTAGGGACTATAACAAAGGAGAACCGCATCCAGCAATTATAAGTTGGCTCTGCTTTATAAGGGAGAGGTAATATATTGCCTCTCCTACTTAAAGGATTTAAATGTTAAAATGGTATGACCATATTATGGTTTCAATGTTTGCTTGGGTTATATCTCAAGGATTAATTCATAATCTTTTTTGGGCTGTATTAGGTTATGCGGTATTTGTAAATTATATGGCACAAAGGAGAGATGGAAATGTCTGATGATTTCTTTGATTTCGGTTTTACAGCTGTAGATGAAACAGAACTACAAGCCGTGCAAGATGCAGAAAAGGCAAAAGGAGATGTCGAAGTAAAGGCTAATACTAATCAAGAAAAACTCGATAAGTTATACAATGCTATTACTCCTCTGCTTAATAATCTAAAGAAAAATCCTGAAAAAGATTATATTTTATGGCCAAATCGTGTAGAAAAGGTAGATCAGTTCGAAGATATGCTTCGCAAAATCTATCAGTCTTAAAAATTATTTTAAAAAAAATGACAAGCCTTTGTTTTTATTCGAAAACAAAGTGCGTTTTTTTGTGTACAAACCTAAAAAAACAGGGTATAATAGATCTATAAAATGAAGAAAGCTGAGGAGCAAAAAATGTTTTTAAAGAATCTTACAAAGTTAGAACAGAACCTTTGGAAGTCTCACGTTGAATTTATGGGCGTTGACAACGATATGGCTGAAATGTATGCTGAAGATCGCAATGATGTCATAGAAGCTAAGTATCGTTTCAACAAAGGTCATATGGGTTCACTTCGTCACTTCATCGATCGTATGGATACACATCCGCGCGAAGGTGTGGTAATGGCTTTTGCTGCTGATCTTGGTGAAGATTGGGTTTATGATAATCTTGGTTATGAGGTACGCTAATATGGGTAAGATGAAAGCATTAGCAATGGATTTTGAAGAGCAACTGTTCGAGCTCGTAAACATCGAAGAGATCATCGGTGAGTGTGAAGACTTTGGTCAGTTCAGCCACAAACTAATAATGGCACCAGGTGTGTTGGCTTGGTGGACTGATGTTGGTACACACAACGGTCGTTATATTGTATCAAATATTTGGAATGAGTATTGGGGAGCATACGTATGAGAGTAGTACAAGATGGAGTTGGATTTGAGTTTGAAGGTATTTGGATTGAAAATCCTTATTTGTCAGAGTGTGGTCGGTTTGAAGTAGATCCAAAAGAATATTATGGAATTGATGTAGAGGAGTCAGAATAATGGGTATGTCAAGTTATGTTATGGATATTGAAGAGCAGTTTATTGATAAGTGTGCTGATATTGCAATTGATTCAGAATCATTCGAAGAGTATGCTAAGAGAACAGTGAAAGTTCTCAATATGGTACCACATCTAAGTGGTCAAGAAATCTCTGATATTATCGATGACGTTTGGTATGAAATGACTGTGCAATTGGGAGGAAATTAATATGGGTATTGTTATTACTAAAGAGTCGACTTATGAAGAGCGTATGGATGCTATCCGCGCAGCATCAAAAAGATTGGCTGCATTGAAGAAGCGTGAAGCTTATTACACTCGCCAAGAAGTCGAACCTAAAAAAGGTCAAGATCTTGATGAGAACTATAACCACTGGCAAGATGCGCCACAATATGCGGAGAAATATTATGGCGATAAGATGCGCGATACTGTTGCTATGGATAACGATTGGAACTAGTGCTTATGCGCAAGATTGTTTCTATTCGCAGCAGACAACATATTCTGATGGATCGGTTATCAATGATATTAAGAGGTATGATTGCAAATCACCTCCAAAAACAATTATCATTGAAAAAGAAGTTCCATCAAAAGATCGTGGTTTAGGAGAATTTTTATTTGGTGCTGAAGAAAACAATCAAAGTATCAGTAAGTTGTTTGAAGTAGTGCTAAGTTTAGGAGTTTTGTAATGTTTAATATTGGTTTAGGAATTGTTATAGGTATAGGTATGACAGTATTTTTTCCAGATATGCAGAACCTATTTGTAGATTCTGGTTTAAGAGATATTATTGTTGAAAGATTGAATGGAGTATAAAATGAGAAGTGTTGTGTTAATGGCAGGTGTATTAGGTCTCTCTGCATGTAGTGATAAGTTGCCACCAAATTTGGCAATGTCTGAAAAAGAATTTGAATATCGTACTGAACAAGTCGAAAAACAAATTGATGATATGCCTAAGTGGTATACAAATATCCCAAAAGAAGATGATGCTGTATACGCAGTTGGCACTGCAGTCACACCAGATCTTCAACTCGCGGTAGATATCGCAGTACTATCAGCTAAGACTACTCTGGCCGATCGTGTTGATAGCCGCATTCGATCTCAACTGAAAACCTTTAAGTCTAAGTTAGGTTCTACTGATTTTGATTCAAACGTTGCTGTTGAGTTTGAACAAGTTACGCGTAATCTTATTGCAGATGCAGATGTAGCTGGGTACACAGTTAAAGAAAATGTCATTGTCCAGAATGGTACGCAATATCGATCATACGTTTTGCTTGAGTATAAAAACGAAGTAGCTAATCGAGTGATTCAAACTCGACTTGCCAAGAATAATGTACTGTTGTCTAAGTTTAAGTCTACGAAAGCATGGAAAGAACTTGATACAAACGTTGAAGCTCAACAACAAGCAGAAGTAGATACACTAAAGGCATTAGCCGAATGATAAAAAGAGTTGCCGTAACTGGTATTGGAATGATCGATGCATGTGGTAATAATACTACCATGTGCTTCGATAACGTTTTAAGTAATGAGGACTTTGCAAAGCCAGTTTCTGATTTCTTTACGGCAGTTGATCATTTCTCAGATAAAATAAAAGCAGATGCATGTCGATCACCAATCGGATTAGCACCAGACGAAGATTGGATAAACATATCTGATGCTCATAAAACGAAGTATATGCCACGTTATATGCGCTATGGTATTCATGCTGTAGAACAAGCATTAGAAATGTCTGGTGTGTCTATTACACCAAATGTTGGTGTCTTTATATCTAATATTACACACAATGAGAATGAATACAACGATTTAATGCAATATAGAATATCGCCATTAAAAGCTGTGAATATTCCACATGACGCTCTATGCGGTTATATCTCTCAACATTATGGATACACTGGACAAAATATGAGTTTCCAAGCTGCGTGTGCAACAGGTTTGGCAACGATTGATTATGGAATGAAAGTTATTGATCAATATGATTATGTAATCGTAGGTGGAGCAGATGCTGGCATTAATCAAATTGATATGGGATTATTTTCTTTCTTGCGCGCGCTTGGCACCGAGTCAAAACCATTTGATGAAAATAGAGATGGCTTTATTATGGGTGAAGGTTCTGGTGTATTAATTTTAGAGTCTGAAGAAAAAGCGCGTAAGAGAGGGGCAAATGTAATAGCATGGTTGCACGAAGCTGGACATGCCTCAGATGCATGGAATAGAACAGCTCCGTCAGGTGAAGGTGCTAAAACTGCAATGTATGATGCTATCTACGCTGGAGGTTTTCCTGATGTTGTAAATGCGCATGGTACTAGTACTCCAGCTGGCGATGAGGTAGAACATAGAAGCATACGTGAAGTGACAGCTGCTGACATCTACTCAGTTAAAGGTAAAATTGGACATACATTTGCTGCAGCTGGCATTTTAGAAACGATTTACTCTATCCTATCAATGCAAAACGGAGTAATCCCACCCTGTCACAACACGCGTGTACCTGCATTCGATGTTGTAACGAAGCCTACGAGGGGTGAGTTTAAGAAGACATTGAACAATTCTTTTGGCTTTGGTGGTAAATGTATTTCACAAATGATCACAATTGGTAAATAAAACATGTACAAATGCAAAAAACTATGGTAGAATAGATCTAGAATAAAGGAGTGATTATGGAACTTTCTGATAAAGAACGCATTACTCTTCTTGAACAAAACGTTGCAGAATTACAAGAATCTTTGTATGCTGCATATAAAAGGATAGGAGAACTAAATGAGTGGAATGCATATGATTCGGGGGATGTCAAGTCTCAACAAAAAACAGTCAAAGAAGAATCGTAAACCTGGCTGGGAAAAAGCCAAAACAGAACATGATAAGTGGTTGATGGCACGAGGTGTTCATCCTACTCAACTCAAACAGAAAGAGAAAGTCCATGTCACGTCACTTCCGAGCTATTCAACAGAATGTACGTCAGTCCCAACGTCGGACGTCGTCGTTCCAATCGCTGGCAAAAGAGCGGCAAATGAATACTCAGGAGACTACATCGTCGGACTTGCCACTCTCCACAAATCAAACACAGTCCCAGTTGGCAAAGGTGATTCCCCTGAAGAATACGCCAAAATGAGACGAAATTAATTTTAATAAAACGCGTTTTAGGCATGTACAAACGGCTAAAACTGTGGTAGAATAGATCTATAAAATGAAAAAAGCTGAGGAGCTACAAAATGTCTATTACAAAATCACATGCTTACAAATATGGTGAATTAAAAGTTGCAGCTGAGACTGCAGCTAATGCCATGTTAAATTTTAAACATCTCAATGATCGTCTTCTTAGCGACTTCGAAATTGAATTCCTTGAGAGTCGTGCACAATCTGTGCTTAATTTAATTAAAGAACAAGACGAGCGAGGTGCAGCATAATGGCTATGCGTAAAAAACAAAAGAAGTTACCTCGTCGTAATCGGACAGGACTAGCAGCTGCGCCTCTTGAAAAAGGGTTTGAAGCGGTGCAGTCCTACTTCCAAACAGAAGTATCGAATGCTGATATTTCGAAGGTACTCAAAACTTTTATTCGAGATAAGTTTAAGAATTCAATCAATAAAGATTATGTTCTTGCTTGTCCTGAATATAAGTTTACAGCTGTGCCATATCAAGCAGCAACAGCTTTTTGGTTGACCCACACTACGAGAAAGGACGATGATTATCGTTCGCGAAGTTATTCAGATGCTTTGACAAAATATTTATCTCAACTCATTGCAATGGGTAAAGATCTTTATTTTGAGAAGCAGGCTAAACTAAAAGATTCTGCTGCTGTAAGATCTATTTCTCCTATGGAAAGACTACAGCGTAAGATTAGTAATACTATCATGCAAGATCTTCTTGATCTTGAAGATAAATGGATCGAAGGTGAAGATGCTACCTTAGATCTATATCAAGAGTTTAAGCGTCATGGTCTACCATCTTCTGCTACTAAAGCTGTTCGCAATGTAGTAGATGGTTGGTTACAAGATTATAATGACGCTTATACGAAGGCGTGTCCAGATGCAGTTGAGGGTTATTCACACTTAAGTCGCGTGCAATTACGCAAACGTGTACAAGCATGTGAATCAATGCTCGCTGATCTTGATCGTCTTCAGTCTGCTGCGAAAGCAACACGCAAATCCCGCGTAAAACAACCAAAAGCAGCAGACAAGCAAGTTGCAAAACTTCAGTATAAGAAAGAGGATAATGACTACAAGATCGTATCTGTAGCTCCTCTCTCGATGATCGGTGGTCATCGCCTCTTTACCTTCAATGTGAAAACACGGGTAATTACTGAGTTTGTAACTTCATCCGCAAAAGGCTTCGAAGTCAGTGGTACTACTTTGAAAAATATTGATACATTATTGAGTAGGTCTACTCGACTTCGAAAGCCCGATGCATTTCTTCCTGTTGTCTTAAAAAAGACTCCTAAACAAATTGATAAGGAATGGAAGACACTCACAACTAAAGCGACTGTGCCAAACGGTCGAATTAACAAAGACACAGTCTTACTAAGGGTTATTGATAAATGACAGTTGAAACACAATTTCTAAACAAATCTCGGTTCTCTAAACTCATTGAATCTACAGTCTCTGAATTAAAGATTAGTTATATGGAAGCTATCTTATATTTGTGTGACAAGAATGAGATTGAACCAGAAGATATGAAGAAGTTTGTATCTCCTATTATTAAAGATAAACTAGAGGCCGAAGCAATGGCTCTTAACTTCTTGCCAAAAACCAATAGTATAGACTCATCTCTTTTTGAATGAGATGATTATATATAGATTTACATTACAGCAATACTGTGGTATAATACAGCAATATTTCAGCAATACAAGGAAACAAAAATGTCATTTGAAAATATGAAACGCAATCGCGATCAAATCTCTAAACTCGTTCAAGCTGCCGAATCAGTCGGTGGTGGTGAAAAGAAAAACTATGATGATGATCGAGTTTGGAAACCAACTGTAGATAAAGCGGGAAATGGATATGCAGTCTTACGATTCCTTCCAGCAAAAGAAGGTGAAGATCTACCATGGGTACGATACTGGGACCATGGCTTCAAAGGTCCTACAGGTCAATGGTATATCGAGAACAGCCTTACTTCTATTGGTCAACCTGACCCTGTTGGCGAACTCAACTCAAGACTGTGGAATTCTGGGGTTGAAGCCGACAAAGAAAAAGCACGATCACAAAAGCGACGTCTGCATTATGTAGTAAACGCTCTTGTTGTGCAAGATCCATCTGCACCGCATAACGAAGGCCGTGTAGTTCTATATAAATTTGGTAAGAAAATCTTTGATAAGATTATGGACGTTATGCAGCCTCAATTTGCAGACGAACAGCCAGTAAATCCTTTTGATTTCTGGGAAGGTGCTGACTTTAAATTGAAGATTCGTCAAGTTGAAGGTTATCGTAACTATGACAAATCAGAATTTGCAAGTCCTTCTGCTATGTCTGATGATGAAGCACGTCTTGAAGGTGTGTATAATCAACTGCATTCTCTTTCAGAGTTTACTGAACCAAAAAATTACAAATCATATGATGAGCTAAAAGCCAAGCTATCACGTGTTCTTGGAGAAGATGCAGGATTTGGTTCACCATTGATGGCAGAAGAGCGCATGATGAATACACCTGTTCTGCAACCTGAAATCCCAGTTGCAGAACCAGTTACAGCAGAACAAGTAACTAATACTGATGATATGGATGATACGATGTCTTACTTTGCTAAATTGGCAAACGACGACTAAGGGCTTAAAAACATATTGTCTGTTGCATCAACAGAATGTGTAAAGCCTGTAACTAAACCTTGATTCGTTGACGCATCGACATTTGTATTTGTCGGTGCGTTGACTATTTGAGTTCCAGCCGCTTGAGCTCCCATTGCATGATATGCTGCAGCGTCAGACATTGCTGCACCAGATTGAGGAGTTGCACGACTTACTGTAGATCGACTAGACGGAGTAGATGATACAAAATCTGGTACACCTGGTGAAGATGTTCCTAAACTTTGCGCTGGTGTTGCAGTACCTTCTCCGTTTAAAGCATCATTTACTATCTCAGGAAACGCATCAACATTTTGGCCAAGTAAGTATTGTGCTAAGCCTTTAGCAATCATATCACCAAAGAAGTAACCTCCCATACCACCGAGTGCACCTAATAGTGGAGACATTACAACTGCAGCAGGACCTGTCAGTCCACCAAGTGCCAAACCAGCTATACCACCTAAAGTACTACCACCTAAACCACCTAATATACCAGACATGCCAGCAACTTTATCGGTTACAGAACCAGGACTTGTTAGAAGCTGGAAGAGATCTAATGCTGCAAATGCTTGTGCTATACCAGGAACACGCAATAAGTTTTTCAATTTAGGAAACTTTTTGCCTATTTCAGTGACATCTGCTGCCTTTACCATTTTACCTTTATCAGTGTGAAATCTACCAGTTTTTTTGTTAAATGTTACTTTAGTTCCATCTTTTAGTTTTCCTTGTGAGCCTGCAGGACCTTTAGGATCTTTAGTAAGAGCATTTACATCTGTTTTATTTTTACCTAGCATAGCCATTATACCAGCTTTTGCCGCAGTAAATGGCAACATAAGACCACGCAATGCTAAGGAGATTGCTTTACCAGGAGCGAATAACGTAAATAATCCTGCCATTGCAATAGCTACACTATCAATCTCTCCAAGAAAACCGTCAAAGTCACCTTGCAATAATGCATCAATACCATCAAGTGCACTACCTACAGTAGTTGTAATACTTGTTAATATATCTTCTATACTTGGTAATTGTATATTAAACATTGTAAAAAATTTAGTAGATAGAACACCAAAGCTATCTCCAATTTTCTTGATCTTTTCAATATTATCGTCAGACAGTACAGCACCAAGTACTGCACCGATAGCAGCAAACTTTGCACCAAATATTAATCCAAGACCACCAATTGATAATGATCTTTCGACCACATCTCGCATATTTTTACTTACACCGTCTACATTATCAAATACAAAATCAGCGATTTCATCGGCTAGCATAGTAATAATTAAACCTGGAATACCACGCTTCAATAATGCACCACCAATACCAGAAAGTGCTCCCATCATACCAGCGCCTGTAAGTCCACCTAAAAATGGTAAACTAAATCCCTTTGACTCTCCGCCTCGAGCTGTTGATACATTATCTTTTCTTTGTGCTTCTTGCGCTTGGTTACGACCCTCAATATCAGCTTCAAGCGATTCTGATTCTACTTCTCTCAACTCTTGAAAGAATTTGTCAAAGCGACGATCAAGTCGTTTTAGCACCCGAGTTTGCGCCTCGTTGCCAGCTTGTTGATCTTCTAAAGATTTATTAATATCAGCTAAAGTTGCCATATTATCCTCGTTGTTGCTGAGCTTGTAATTCTTTTTCTTTCAATTCGTCGAGTAGCATAGTAATGTAGATTTCCCTCTCCCACGGAATCATAGTGTCAAGATCATATAACGAATAATGGAAATTCTGTAATAACTGGTAGTTTACTCTATAAAAATTCTCGAGACTATCGTGTGAGAGGTTTATTAAAAAAAATCATCAAGTCCTTTCAATGTTCGTTTGTTAACTGCTTCACATGATTTACATTTAAATTCTATATCTTGAGTCACTGTTGGCATAGCCTCAACCCAAGTTGTAATAGCCTCAAACTGCGAAGTAGTTAATGAATCTAAAAACCTTTGTACTTCTTCAATTGGTTCATCACTAATTTTAATAGCTTCTTCTTCAGTATAAACTGTATCAATGCATGCAATAATAAGATCCATTAATACGTCTGTTCTTGATTTGTTATCATCAAAGAATGTGCCACGATTCATAAAGAAAGAATATGTAGGATGCCTCAATTTTATCGAGATCTCATCAGTAATTTTAACAGTGTTTTTATCTTCAGTTTGTAGAACTTCGATTTTGTCAAGATTTACTGTTACTTCATTTGATTCTTCACATTCTTGGCAAGCAATCATAATGTTTGCTGCTTCACCAACAGACTTAGATCTAATTTTAGTAAAAATATAATCTACGTCATACGTTGTTAACTTATTTAATTCATAATCACCTATTACACATGTGTCAATAGTATTCATAATAGAATTTACAATTTCTTTTTTATTCTGTGATTCGTATGCTAACATCAATACTTTTTGTTCTTTAACTAAGAATGGTCTGTATTTAACTTGATTGTTTGTTGATGGAATAACTAAATCATATTGTGGATTGTCATTCAAACGTGGTAGTGCCATTTATTTCTCCTATAAACCCAAAGATCCCAACCCGGCTGAAGCTGAAATCCATCCTTGGCCACTCGATGTATTTTGCCAATTAGTATAAGCTATCGTAACTGATACTTGTACTAATCCATCAAGTTCATTATTTAATTCGATTGTTGATACATTAATTGGAAATGCGTCAATAAGTTCTACTGAATATACACTTCCTCCGCCTAATCCCAGATTTACTCGAATAGGTCCAAGGTTTGCACCTGCACCTATTAACGGTTTTCTTAGTTGATGTATCTTAATACTACGTGCATAATCTTTTTTGTAATTTGCTTCACCAGGTGTTTCACTAATTGTTATAGAACGCCATTCATCAAAATACTTTACAATTCCATAATCATTCAAACAATAAAAGGTAAGAGTTACATCATCAACCGCATAGCCATATGCTACTCTTTGGTTTTCAGCACCAATAGCTCTATCGTGTGTTAATACTCTTTTACCTGGTAATTCAGCTGAAGCACAGATAATATTCATATCTGCTCCACCTAATAAATTTGACAGTTGTGTAAGTACACCTACTAGACCACCGAGTTGTGGTTTACCTCCAAGATTTGATGGTAGCTGCACCAAGAACTGATTATTACGGGCGAAACCCATCTTTAATGAAGCTGCTGACTTTAGCTGGTCAATTGATGTCATACCATACTCCTACTATTTTTATATACTTGAGCTTGATTAGATTTTTGCCAATCAGCTGTAGGTAAGAATGTAGCAATCTCCCATTCAGGTGCATGTACTCTTGCAAATCGACTTTTAACATGCGCAGTAAGATAGTGTTTATAGCAAGGTTTAAAATATCGCATCTTACTTGAAGCATTTAATAATTTATAATTTAATTGAAATTTCGTAGTTTCATCATATGATTTATTATTAGTAATATCAAGTAATGTATCTAAAAATTTTGCACGTAAGACTGGAGGTAGATAATGTAAATTCAAACCAAAAAAACCACCAGGTGCAGGGCCAACTACAATAGCTAGAGGAAACTTATCATAGAATGGTAGAGTGTCTTTATGTTTTGGATCATAAAAAAACATATTCATTGATCCAACTAGCTGACGATTAGTAAGTTTAGTCTGATCGTCTTGCATAAGCTCAAGTCTATTAACACGACTTAGACTTTGTGCTTTCTTACGAAACCAATCACGGGCCTCTTGACTACGTGGATTAATACCTGCACGAAATGCTTCGTATCCAATTTTTTGAAATAGATTACTCATGAGTCTATTTATATCATTTTTTCTTGTTTTTACGATAAGGAGCTAGAGGTTTAAGTGGTTTCAATTTACCAGGTTGGGCTTTAGGCATGATACCATTTTCACGCAATGTGTTTTCTGTCCAGATTTGGAATTCCCAACCTCTATCCTTTGCATATTTATTTGCAGCTTCCCACTTATTCATATTCTTGACATATGTTAGTGATTCTGAAATATATTTTTTAGTACGTTTAGTTCCTGTCGGCGGTGAAGTTTCTTTATTAGGCTTTATCTCTACAAGCACAGTTTTACCATTCTGAAATGTAATTTTCAGATCTACAAAATATCTATGGTATCTCTTATCGACGTCGTAGTAATATGGTACTACAGTCTCTTCAGATGACCATGATTTTACTTCAGGCGTTTTATCGCACCACATAAAGGCATATTTTTCCCACATAGATCGATAAACGACCTTGTCAGGATTGCCTTTATACTTTTTAATGTTAGGTCGGTATCTTCCAGAATATGCCATTTTTTGATATAAATAGGTTGTAAGGTGTTCCATGATATTTATAAGGATAGGACATGGCAGAACAACAATATAAAATGGTGAAGGCTAAAAACGGAAATTGGAAATCTAAGGATTATAGTCAGCCAATTCCTAGTGATGGCGATGCACCATCTGCAGCCGGTACAACTACATCAGTAAAAATTGCTGACCCATCTAGTTTGTTTAATCAATTAGGTACAAACGGAGGTAATACTAAAGGAGCAATGGGACCACCATTAGTATTAAGATACCCATTAGAAAATCAAGACTATTATAAAGCAGCAATTAAATTTGCATTATATAGTGTCAATCCATATGATATTGATGCACAAGCAGCCAAAAATATTATCGATGCACCTTTTTTAGTCAACACATTTGCTGGTAAGAAGGTAACAGAAAATGCCTCAGATCAATCGCGATTGGCTGCAGAAGCGGACAATGACGGTGCTATTGGATATGAAGGACAAGATCTAATACCGTCAGATGTTAAAGGTAAAGAACAGCAAGAGGCATCATTTACTGGAACTAATATTGATTTAAGTCTTGATCCAACAGCTTTAAACAAAAATATTATATTGTATTTCCCTCCAGGTGTACAACTTAATGATGCAGTTGTCTATGATACTAATACAAATTTAGGACCTGGCGGTGCAACTGCCCTTGCAGCTTTGCGTAATGGTGAATCATTAGCTGGTTCTGTAGGCACTGGAGTTATGGAAGGTATCGCAAACTTATTTAGTTTGTTGAAAGGTGATATTATGAATCAAGAAGCTGCGCAAGTTGCAGCTACTCGAGCATTTAATAAAATGCCTTCTGGCGGTGTACAAAATATGACTCGTATTGCTTTGCAAAAAATGATTAATCCTAATACACGAACTATGTTTCAGGGTGTACCAATTCGTGAATTTGCATTTACATTCCGTATGGTTGCAACTTCTGCATCTGAAGCACGAGAGATAGAAAAAATTATAAAAGAATTTAGAACAGAATTATATCCAGAAGCGGTACAGGCTGGAGGATTGCCTGTTGGCTATAAATTCCCTAATTTATTTAAAATTAATTTTATGTACAACGGAACTACTAATAAAGCAATGCCACAACCTCTTTTGTGCTACTTAAGATCAGTACAAACTTCATACAATCCAGGTAATATGGTTTTTCATGCTGATGGCCAACCGACAGAGATTGATCTATCATTAAGCTTTGCAGAATTCAGAGCACTTACAAAACAAGATATTTTAAAGGGATCATCTGCTTCAGGAGGACCACATTAATGGATTATTTTAAATATTTTCCATACACTCGATATGTGTTTGGCAATGAAGCCGAAGAAATTGGCACAGGTAAAGTTATTACTGAGGTAGTACAAGACATATCACGTTATGTCGATGTAATTGATGAAGTAAAGAGAAGTAAAGCATTTTCTACTCAATACTATATTCAAGAGAATGAACGACCTGATAATGTTTCTCAGTTACTTTATGGTAATCCATCATATCATTGGACATTTTGGTTAATGAATGACCATATTAGAGAGCAAGGTTGGCCACTTACATATAGGCAAATGCAGAAACAATTGGACAGAGATTTTCCTGGTTATGTTGCAATCACTACAACAGATCTTACTGGTCACTATGTTCCTGGTGAGATAGTAACAGGATCTACATCTGGTGCACGTGCTGAAGTAGTGCGTAGAAGACTTGATTTTGGAGCTATACATCTAAAAATGATTGGCGATCGAAAATTTAATAGCTATGAACGTATAGTCTCAAAATCTCTAAGTGCATTGCAAACACAAGCGGTTAACGCCAATATAATGCTTGAGTATAAGTCGCCACACCATTATGTCAATGGTTCTGGTGATAGGGTTGATATCGATCCGTCATCTGGACCAGGTGCTTTAGTGACTGAGGTTACTATTGAAGACTATTATCATATACAAAACGATAAACTCAAAGAGATAAACGTTATTAAACCTGATAGCATTGTTGAAGTAGCTAGTCTTTATAGGGAAGCAATTAGCAGTTAATGTCAAATCAATCTTTTCAAAATGATGTAGCTTCATCTGATGTTATTTTTGAAGCGTTAAGTATTTTTTCTTCAAGAATGATAGAAGCAGTTGACGTGCGGGATTTTAGTCCTGGTTTGCAAATCTTCGAGCATCTTGATAAACCATACTTAACTGGCACATTAGTTATAGCAGACACTACTCGAATATACGATAGAATGGATTTTCAAGGTGCAGAATATCTTGAAGTAAAACTAAAAAGAAGTCCATCTTCACCAACTTATGTAAAAATGTTTAACATAACTGAAGTAACAAATACACGAAAAACTAATGACCAGTCAGAAGTTATTACTCTACAAATTGTAGAAGATCTAGCTTATAAGGCAAAGTTACATAATATCAATAAACATTATTATGGCAAACCTTCGAAGATTATAGAATCTATTGCTAAAGAGTATCTCTATAAAAGTTTAATTACTTCAGAAGAAGCAGATTATCAAGGAGATATGAATGTTATTATTCCTAATTTAAATCCTATTGAGACTATGATATGGTTAAAGGAACGTATGACAAATATAGAAGGATTTCCATATTTTCTGTATTCTACTATAGGGAAACGTGAATTATTTTTTATAAATTTAGCTGATATGCTTTCTGCACCTGCTATTAACAAAAAAACTCCATTTGTATATTCACAGGCACCTACTTCAGTAGAAAATAAAAATAGATTTTTTAATATACAAGATTATAAACATCATAAATCAGAAAACATGTTAAATCTTATATCAAAGGGTTTAGTCGGTGGTGTGCATAATTTTTATAATACTATGGATGCAAAATATGAAGAAGTTACTTTTGATATAATTAAAGAACTAAATGAAGCTGTATCAACTAAAAACTCAAATCAAAAAACAATGGATATTGCAGATGACTTTGAGATTGACGGCGATAAGTTACATAATTATAGGTCAAGATACATATACAGATTAAGCTCGTCAGGTGCATATAGTATTCTCGAAGGATCCGCTAAAAGTTATGACGAAGAATACAATGTTGGAGATCATAAGAAAAAAATTATTAAAGCTGCTTTAAAACAATTGTTAGCTAGAAGTGCTATAGAAATACGTGTATCAGGTAAAGAATTTTTAGCTGCAGATGGAAGTATGCCTGAACATTATACAATAGGTAATTCAATAAGAATACAATTTATGGGAAATGGACCAAATCAAGAAAAGCCATTTCTTGATCCAAAAAAATCAGGTGATTATATTATTTTTGCAGCAAATCATAGTATGTCTGCTGAAAGATATGATATAACTTTCTTATGCGTTAAAATAGCAAATATTAATAACGCTGAAATTATAGGTGAGTAATGATACCAAATAGCAATATTGATTATTATGGAGATCAAACTCGATGGTTTATTGGTACAGCTATTGATATTAATGATCCATTAGAAATGGGTAGAGTTAAAGTGCGGGTCTATGGTATTCATAGCTCTGATACTGGAGACATACCACTTGGCGCATTACCATGGGCTCAAGTAGTATCTCCTATTACTGAAGGTGGTAGTAGTGGTATAGGTGCAAATACTGGTATAAAACCGATGGCTCAAGTATATGGCATATTTTTAGATGGTAAAAATTCACAGTTACCATTAATTTTAGGATCTATACCTAAATTTGAGCCTGTGCATATTAATCAAGTAGAATCGAACTTTTCAAGAGACGAGATTCCTAGTCGACCTGATGGAAGTCCAGCAACTCGCAACGTGATAGCAGCATCTATTATCGATGATGAAAAATTAATTGGTAGTGATAATAAAGAAAAGTGTTTTAATTTCTTTATATCAGATGAAGTACCTGAAAGATTTCTATCGCATCAAGCTGCAGGTATTGTAGGTAATTTAATTGTAGAGAGTGGCAATACAGTAAATCCACTCGCTAAAAATAAAGGTGAAGGATCATTTGGTATTGCGCAATGGAATCCAGCAACCGAAAGATTAACAAATTTATATTCATTTGCCCGAAGAAATAATTTACCACCTGAAAGCTTATATGTACAACTTCAGTATATAATACATGAATTATATAAACATTCATATTTTGGTTTGGCCAAATTACGGGCCGCAGAAGATGTACAAACTGCATCAAATGTATTTGAACAATATTACGAAAGACCAGCTAAAGGCAGTTCATCTCGAAGAGTTGCTGCATCAAGAGAACTATTAGCTAAGATGGATACAGTATGACAGTTAATAAAGAAGAAATGAAGGCACAAGCTGCACAGGCTATTAATGCGCTACAATCAACAGGTTTACTTCCTGCTGAATCAGCCTTAATTTTAAGTGCAATGGCTACAACAACTATTGAAATCGCTGCTGATCTTGAAGAGAAAGGCGGATTCAAAAAACTTGGTGCACAAGGCGTAACAGGAGAAACTGTTACTGATGGGCCAATGGTTGCTAGACTTACAAATAATGGGCCAGCAAATATCGAAAAAACAAATACGAAAGTGCAAAGTCAGTCAGATATTACTGGTAAATCTGGTGGCAACGGGCAACTTACAGTTGCTATTAGTCAAGCTACACCAAAGGCACAAAAGAAGGTATTAGAAGATGTTGTTAAAGCACCAAAGGATGTTATTGATAAAGTAAACAAAGAAACTTCAACAGCTCCAGATGTTGTAAATGAAGAAATCAAAAAAGATCCAAAGGCTGAACTAGGTAAGTTTATTAAGGCTGCTAAAAAAGCAGAAAACATTGCATAGATAATCCTATTGGTTCTCAGAATAATGAGCTCGGTTCTATCGGTGCCAAGTTTGGCAATTTAATGGGAACTCTTGCATCTCTTACTCAAGGCACGGGTTCATTTAAAGAAGTTGGAACAGCTATCGCAGATGTAGGTTCTGAAGCTACAGATCCGGCAACCGGTGAAAAATTCTATACACAAAATGTTGTTGAGAATAATGGTAATACCAACATTGCTAGATCAGTAACTAAAGGTTCGTCAATCGGAGATCTTGTTTCATCATTCGAATCAATGAATCTTAATCTACTTGCTAAAGGATTTGCCGGAAGACATACGAATACACGATCATATAAATTCGAGCCAATCTCAACTCAAGAAGAATTTGAATTAGAGATTACTAATAGTACTCGAGAACTACAAAATATGGTTATTGGTTGGTTAGGAAATGCTGCAGATGTTTCATTTACTGTAAAAGAACTGCATCTTAAATTAGCTAACAGTATACCAACCGATGTTGAAGCTATACAATCAGGTATTCAACATCACTATATACTAATGCCTGATGGACAGTTAATACGTGGTCGTCCAATTGGATATGAAATGGGCAGTTTTCATGATGAAGCAATTCGAGTTGGTGCATGTAATATCCAAATTATGGCAGGATCTACAGAAAGTAAATCAAATCCAAAATGGAAAAGTTATTATAGCGCCAATAGTATAACTCCTGAACAGTGGGAATCAATTGATATGTTAGTACAAAGTTGGTTTAGAACTAAACCAGGTGGGGAAGTATTAACTATACAAGATATTCAAGCTGGTAAACTCGAGCCAGGATTTAGTGGTATTGAGTATGTAAAGAAATTTAATAAAGAAAGCATATATCAAGATTTTACTGCATTTTCTAATGTGCCACAAAAAAGAACAGATGGTACAACACTTGATGTAAAAACTACTACAGCAGAAGTTGCAGAGTCTCCTGCACCAGCTAACGTTCAAGGAGTACCCGATCCAACTGTTCCTACATCATTATCTGATTTGAAAAAGAAAGTTATACCAGAAAAAGTAGATCCTGCTGCTGATCAAGCAAAATTTGATAAAGCTATTGCTGATATGAAAAATGGTAAAGCAGATCTTGATTCTAAGATAGGAGAAGCATCAAAGATAGGTACAGGTTTATTTGGTAATTTTGCAAATAATATTAAAAGCTCGAACAATATATTTGAAGCTGCAGCTAAGACTGCAAGTGGAACGAGACAAAAGCTGTTAGATAATGGTTACACGTATGATCCTAAAACAAAAGGTTGGAATAAATGAGTTACGAAATAGATTTAGACGAAAATTCTGGCACAATAGAGAATGATGGTTTTAAAGATCCTAAAAAAGTCTTTCCTCGTAAAGAGTATATGGGTCAAGCTACTACTAACTTTGCAGCCCGTGGTATAAAAAGAAATAATCTCTATATTGGTGGAGGCCACGTTGCATTAGATTTAGGATTACGTGAAGGTCCAATATCGCAATATCCTCTTAATCAGGTAAGAGAATCTATTAGTGGACATGTGACAGAAATTGATGATACTCCAGGTAATGAGCGTATGTTGTTTAAACATAAGACTGGTGCAGGAGTCGAATTCCGTGCTGACGGCACAGTAATTGTTTCATCAGTCAATAACACAATTAGAGTTTCTGGTGGTGATGAAAAAGTAATTATTGAAGGTAATGGAGAACTTTTCTATAATGGTAATTTAAAATTAAATGTAGCCGGTGATTTTGATTTAAATGTTGGCGGTAATTATAATATTACTACAGGCGGAGATAAAGTCGAGAATGTTAAAGGTGGTGTACGGCAAACAGTAACTAAAAACCTTGAGTCAACTATTATTAAAAATAAAACAGAATATGTAGCAGGAAGTATGTCAGAAACTATATTAAAAGATAAGACTTCTATTACTAAAGGTGCATCTTCTGAATATGTAGAAGGCAATAAAGAAATCTTTGTAGGATATAAAGATCCTGATGACGGCAGTGGCGATCTCGTTGGAGATTTTATTATTACAACTGCAAATACATTTACAACAACATCAGATAATATCAATGTGTTAGCAAGAGATTTAACAGCTGTTGGGGATGAAGGTATTATTGGTGGAACTAATATTATTATGCATAACTATAACATGTACACTGGACATTCAATAGATGCTGGTGATAATATTACAGTTCCAACCATTTATAACGATACACAAGTAACAACTGGACATATGAATATTCCTGTTGTATATGGCGATTTGCAGGGTACTGCGCATCAGGCAATTACGGCTGACATAACAAATTCTCAGAATTATGCTGATCCATCTTCTCCTGGTGGAGGTGTAGGTGCTCCTCAGGGTTACACTGTTACTCAAAATAGTAATGCTGATATACCTGTCGATGCGACAACTCGTGTACTCGATGGAACAAATTCAACTACTGCAGTAACACGAGTTGATACTGATGGTGCTGATGCATATTTACATCAAGGCGATTTAGGTATTCGTAATGTACGTATTGATATTAGCGATGATTTAAAAGATGCAATTGATAAAACAACTCCCTATGGAAACTTATCATCTCGTAAGCTGAGCACACCCGAGATCAGAGCTAAATTAAGAGATGCAGCAAATATGAAAAATACAGACTTCACAACTGCACAAAGTAACGAAGGAAAATTATCTGCATCATATGCAGTTCAAACGCCAGATCCCTTTGAAGTTGGAAGAGCTATAAATGAAAACGATACCAAAGTACGCGGTGTATATGGCTTTCCAAACGCTAAGGGTGTTGGAGTAAAGACGGTGACAAAGTAATGGCAACTTTTAATATTGATCCAGCTTATAATCCAGAACGAGCAGGTAAGATAACTCCGTTTACAAAGCTTGCACCAGGAATTACAATGGCTAAATTTCTTGGTGGATATGGTTCTGCAGGCAACATGAATCATTTAACTGATGATACTGATAGATTAGAATTAGCTAAAAATTATTCTATACATGCAAGTCTTATGCGTAAGATACAAACAAATCAACATACTTTTAATAATCATAGGATGGTTGTAGTAGAAGGTTTATATAAGCCTGCCGATAATGAAGAAATGACTATTGACGATATTAATTTTTTAAAATCAAAAGGAAGAGCAGTCGTATATGAACTACGCGGTTTAGATGGTCTTATATCACAAGAGAAAACATTTGACGCTGCAGTTTATCTCAAATCAAATACAGAGTTTGAAAAACTTATTTTAGGTTATGATAGATTCAATACTGATGGTAGTATGACTACACAATTGACTATTATAACACCTGTTATTATACCGTCATGGGAAGTAACTTATAAAAATGCATTAGAAACGAGATACAATCATAGCGTTTTAACTACCGGCGAGCTGCAAGAATTATTATAAATAGGTCTATTAGTTAGGAAATAAGATGGCCAACAGAGCATATTCAATAGAAGATGGTAATACAACTAGAAGAACTATAAATCAGGCGATTGGTAGATCTTATAGTGATATCGATCTAACATTTCAGAATAAGCCATCTGGTGACATATATAAAAAATTAGAAGTTGCTGCAGTTAAACAAGCTGTAAAAAATATTCTTATGACTTCAAATTCAGAAAGGCCATTTCAACCAGCATTTGGTGCTAATTTAGGTGCAGCATTATTTGAGTTAGATACTGATTATGATCCTGAATTAATGGCAGAATTAATTGCAAGTTCTATTAAAAGGTATGAACCAAGGGCGAGGGTTCTTAATATTGATTTTACTACATTTCCAGATAGAAACGAATTACGCGCAACAATAAAATTCGAAGTACAAAACGTCGGTGAAGTTGTATCTCTCGACGTAGATTTAGCGAGGCTTAGATAAATGGCTACTACAATTAAATCATCAGATTTAGACTTTGAAAATATTAAAGGAAGGTTAAAAACCTATTTTCAGGCTAAACCCGAATATGCTGATTATGATTTTAATGCGGCTGGTCTAAATAATATCTTAGACGTTCTAGCCTATAATACTCATGTAAATGGACTTACAGCCAACTTTGCATTGAATGAAGCTTTCCTTAATACAGCTCAATTAAGAAGTTCAGTTGTATCTCATGCTGAGGCTTTAGGTTATGATGTTCGATCGAAGGTTGCATCACGAGCTTTACTTACAATAACATTCAATTTAACTGGTGTTACAAATAGGCCAACTACTGTTTTAGTTCCTCGCGGATTAACATTTAGTACACAAATTGATAGTATCTCATATACGTTTAGAACGTTAGAAACGTACACAGCTAGAGATGATGGCACTGGAAATTATACTCTTGAGACTTCTACTGGATCAACTGATATTCCAGTGTTCGAAGGTAAAGAAATGACAAAAACATTTCTTGTAGGAGAAAAAGAAGAACGTCAGATCTACGTCATACCTGATGAAAATATGGATAAATCTACAGCAATTATTGAGGTATACGATACTGCAAGTTCGTCGAACTTTACTAGCTATTCACCAGTAAAAGATGCAGTACGCATTACACCTGATTCTGAATTATTTACTATTCGTGAATCACCTAATGGATATTATGAAGTAAACTTCGGTGATGGTATTTCTTTTGGTAAATCACCAGAACCTGGTAATAAAATTGTTATTACTTATCTCTCATCTGGTGGACCAACTGGTAACGATGGCGCAGTATTTACACCTACTAGCACTGTCACTGTATTAGGGGTTGTGTATCCTACATCTTGTGTAACAGTATCAGTATCAACGGGTGGGGCTGAAAAGCAATCAATTGAATCAATTAAAAACTTAGCACCATATGCATATGCTACACAACAACGACTAGTTACATCGCTTGATTACAAAGCTACAATACAAAGTAATTATACAGATATTAAAGATGTGACTGTATGGAGCGGAGATCAAAACGTACCGATTGATTATGGCGCAGCGTATGTCTCTATTAAATATAGTACTGGAACACCACAAAGCACAAAGACACAAATACAAAATAGCATTGTAAATAACTTTACAGACAATCTATCAGTGATGTCTATTACTACTAAATTTGTTGAACCTATTGAAGTATTTTTAGAATTAAATACTGTGTTTAACTTTGATCCTGCATTAACTGGAAGAACTTTGGCTTCTGTGGAACAAGATATATACAATTTCCAAACTAGTTATTTCGCAAATAATCTAGGAACATTTGATGCTGTTTTCCGTAGATCAAATATGCTCACAGAAATTGATGCATTTAATGCTGCAATCTTGTCATCTCGATCTGATGTACGGGCGCAATTAAGATTTGTTCCTACAGTAGGTCAAGTTACATCTCATCAACTTAAATTCCCTATGCGTATTGCAGATCCCGATGATGTTGAAGCTCAAATAATTAGTGACACATTCCAGTTTAGAGGAGTAGTTGCTCAGCTACGTAATAAATTAAGTGATACAAAATTGCAAATATATGATCTTTCTGGTAATGTACTTGCTGATAACGTTGGCCAATATAATGCTGCAACAGGCGTAGTATCTATTATTGGATTTAATCCGCAAAAGCTTTTATTTGGATATAACTATATTAAAGTATCTGTTTATCCAGAGAATCAAAGCTTTGTAAAACCGCTACGTAACTATGTTCTTGGCCTTGATCCTAATAATTCTTCTGCATCTGCAATTATTGATAGACAAACAACGACACTTGAAGTTGATAACTAATGGCATCTAACGAATCCCAAAAACACTACGATAGGATTGGTATCAATTTTAGGCGTGGTCTTATAGATGAAGTATTACCTGAATATTTCCTCGAAGACTATCCTAATTTAGTTACATTTCTAGAAGGTTACTACGAGTTTTTAGATTCAGATACTAACTTTGATGGGATTATACACGAACTTAATACGATTAAAGATGTTGAAGATGCAAGCCTAGCTCGTCTTGATCAGATGTTTGATACCCTTGCCCTTGGAATATCAGCTGGTCGGTTTAAGTTTCCTCGTGAAGCTATACGAAACTTTGGTAATTTTTTTAGAGTTAAAGGATCCCAATATTCTGGTGAAGGTTTCTTTAGAGCTTTCTTTGATGCTGAAGTCGAAATTAAATTTCCTAAAGATGAATTATTTAATGTAGGCGAATCTTTTATTGGTACTGAATACAATAAAAGAATTCAAGACGGTGGCGTGTATCAAATATTTTCTATTCTTATCAAAGGTCCTTTATCATTTAAAGATTGGGAACAGTTGTGGAGAAAGTATGTCCATCCTACTGGATTCCATCTTGCCAATGAGGTATCAATTGAAGGCATAGATACCATTAAAATGGTGACTGATGAATCTATACCAGATCCATTTAAAAATATTTTCTTTGTTATTGACAGCGCTGCAGCAATTCAAATTCATAGTCCGCCTCAGGCCCAAGGCGAAGTATCTCATCTTAATAATACCAGTTATGGACCTAAAGCTCTTATTCAAAATAAGTTTCTTATCAATGATCCGCAGTTTAGAACAAATCCATATCGACTTATTAATATGTTTGCAGATTCTGATGCTGCAGTTGCGGTTGGTAGTAAGCTATACCCAACAATTCAAGATGTTATGGGTGTTTATAAGAATCTTAAAGAATGGTCAGATTGGGGTGTAACTTATGATAACCTCGATTCGGCTACTGTAGCTATTACGTTTGATAATACTTTTGAAACATATGATATGAGAAAGTTCGATACATATAGAAGAATATATATCGAAGAAGATTACGTAGCCCGCGGTTACCACGTAGATAATAAACTACCGTCAAATGTCTAATTAATTAGATCAACTTATATAAATAAGAATAATCGATTTGTAGGAAAAAAATGGCACAGCAAACAGTAAATACAGGTACAGTTGGTAACGATGGTCTCGGTGACGATCTTCGAACTGGTGCTACTAAAATCAATGCTAACTTTACTGAAATCTATTCTAATATCACTGCTTTATCGCTGCAGCTAAATTTAGCGAGTGTTAATAGTAACGGTATTGGTTTTGGTGGTGATGGTATTCTTTTTGATGGAGCTACTAAAGATTCATTTACAACTGTCACTCGCCTTGTTCCTGAGGATCCTACACAAATTAATGTTGTTACCATACCAGATAGTACAGGTACATTATCTTTAATTAGTGATATTAAAAATGTGGCAGATAGAGACTATGTCTTAGGAATTCGTGGTTTAGGAACTGCACTATTAGATTCTGCTACTGCTATTCAAACAATGTTCGCAAGAGGATTTCTTGATTCTGCTCGTATGGTAAGAATTTCACTAGACTCTGCAGATGTAACAGCCTATATCGATAGCGATTATGTCCAACAACGGCAAGCCGGTGGATTAGATTCTGCTCGTGCTTTAAATCTATTTTTAACTCCTATACAAATTGATTCTAATATTGATTCAAATTTTGCGCGGGACATTGCTTCTCGTGATGTACGATTAGACAATCTAGATTCGTCTCTCACTCTAATTACTAATTTTAAAACTGATAATATTCCAGAAGATTCTGCACTCTCAAACGGTGGTTCAGGACCAGGTAATTTATACTTCACAACAACAAGAGCTAATACAGCAATTGATAATAGAGTTGATATAAACTTTATTAACAATTTGAATGTAGATGCTGAAACACTTGGTGGTCAAACTTTAGCTAATATTCAAGCAGATTATCAAGATGCTACTGAAGTACAAACCATAATTAATAATAACTTTGATGCAGTTAGTAGAGATTTTGTACCAGCCACTGACGAAACATACGATCTTGGTACAGCTACTAAAAAATGGAAAGACTTGCATCTTAGCGGTACTACTATCTTCCTTGGTGGTGGTGAGCTTAAATTTGAAAACAGTGAATTTAGATTTGGTGGTGGTACATTAGGTATTAATGATGCTGTTGTCCTTGATCCAACGCAAAGGCTCTTCTTTGATTCTGCGGCTGGTGCACCAAATATTACTAAGTCAGATGCCGTACAACCAAACGGTTTGGTAATTAGCGCTAATGCTCTTTCATTACGAACAGTAGACGATGTAAGTGCAGATTGGTTTGTAAGAACAAATACACCAGCAGGTGGTACAATGTCTCGCTTCGGTGAAGGTGGTTTGGTTATGCTACCGCATAACACTGATACCGAGAGAACGCAATATCACACAAATGCATTTTATAATACAACATACCGTAAAGGTGCAATGCACTATAATACGGATCAAAACAAATTTGAATTTGCAGACTCAGATGGTTGGTATGCAATTGATCGAGCTGCTGTAGCTTCGGCTGCAGTAAACGCCCAATATTTACAGTTTGGATTAAATGGAACTGTTAGTGGAGCCTCAAGTGCTGTAGACTTAGTAGGTGCAAATGGAGCTTCGATGTTAAGCGGCGTTGTTATGCCAGTTGCAGGTACTATATTAAGAATTACTATGTCTTCAAATGCAGCTGCACATAGTTCTGGCAGCTTGACACATCAAATAAATATATACAAGAATGGCTCATCAGTTGCAACTCCATCAGTCGAAGTAACATCAACTGGAGAAATAACTCTAAACTCTGCATTAAGTATAGCCTTTGCAGCAGGCGATAGATTAAAAATAGCAGTTGATAATGATACTGGTCTTGATACTGAAGACCATAATGTTGTAGTCAGATTTGTAGAAAGTTAAGGAATAAACTATGCCAGCTATTGTAACCGACGCACTTAGAACCCTACTTGCTAGACAATTTTTTGATCAGTTTGCTAATCAAACTGCACGCTACTATATCGGTATTGGTAGATCAGAAATTTGGGATAGCTCTGATGCAGTTCCTACACCTCAAAATACACCAGGTGAAGTAGCAGCTGCCCGTGCACAAATGCAATCAGTTAAGAAAGTGCAAGCTACATCTCTAGTTGTTCCGCGCAATAACTGGTCAAACGGTACACTCTATTCACAATATGACAATACTGTGTCAGGTTACCCAACTGAACCATATTATGTTATGAATGATAACAACAACGTTTATATTTGCCTAGAAACTGGCAGAAATAATGCTGGTGTTGCTGTAGCATCAACTGTAGAACCAACTGGATCAAATAATGATTCATTTAGACTTTCTGATGGCTATGTATGGAAATTCTTATTTACTGTAAGTGCATCTCGTGCAAATAGCTTTATGTCTTCTAACTTCTTGCCAGTTAAAAAGCAAGATCCTACAGATTCATCGTCTACTGGTATTCAATTAAAACAAGAAGAAATTCAAGACACCGCATTGGTTGGCGCAGTCACATCAGTAATTATTACTAATGTTGGTTCTGGTTACACCTCAAATCCTAATGTACAAATTATTGGTGCAGGTGGATTAGGTACTGGTGCAGCTGCTAGAACAAGAATTGATTCAGCAACAGGCACATTAGCTTATATCAAAATGGTTGATAGTGGTACAACTCAAAAACTTGGTAGTGGATATACTCGCGCTGAAGTTGTAATTAGTGGTGGCGGAGGTAATGGAGCCAAAGCAAGAGCAGTACTTGGACCAGACTCTGGTGTTGGTGCTGATGCACGTGTTGATTTAAAATCAGCAGCTATCATGTTCCATTCGAGAATTGAAGGCACAGATAGTAACTTTATTATTGATCAGGACTTTAGACAAGTAACACTTATTAAAGATATTAAAGATAACAACGGTGTTATTTTTACTGGTACTACTGGTAATACTCTTTCTAAAATGACCCTTGCAAGTACAGTACAAGCATTTACTAAAGACAAGATCATTCGTGGACAAATTACGCTTGCTGAAGCCTATATCGATAATATTGATTCAAACGAAATTTATTATCATCAAACTAGTGAAACAGGATTCACAGCTTTCCAAGATGGAGAAGTAATTAACGAAACTAATGGTGTTGGTCAAGGTATTGTTGATTCTGCAGTAATTCCGCCTGAAGTTGATCCAAATACCGGTGATATATTATACATAGATAATAGAGCTGCTGTTGCTCGATCTAACGTACAAGCAGAAGATGTAAAAGTTATCATTCAGTTCTAAGGATACGAAATGCCTAATACGTTCACTACTAGCTCATTTGCTACTACATATAAAGACGATTTTAAAGATAGTGATCACTATCATCGTATCTTATTTAATAGCGGTAAACAACTGCAAGCGCGTGAACTTACGCAGATGCAGACTATTATACAAAAAGAAATTGAAAGATTCGGCCGTAACATCTTTAGAGAAGGAGCTTCAGTTGTACCAGGTGGTATGACTGTTAATAATAAGTACGAATTTATTAAGATCGCTGCATCTACCAATTTACCATCTGACACATCATCAATGATTGGTGATACATTTACAGGTCAAACTTCAGGAGTTGCGTGTAAAATCCTAGAAGTTATAGCAGCTACTGGTAGTGATCCTGCAACTATTTATGTTCAGTACACAAATCGTAGTTCAGTCGCAATCAGTGGTGCTGCTATTCGTATGTCACCTGCAGAAAACATTGTTGGTGCATCGAGCGGCGTAACACTTACTGTACAAGCTACTAACACATCTTCTAATAGAGCAATTGGTCGTGGTACCAAAGCATCTATGCAAACAGGAACATTCTTTACTCAAGGTCATTTTGTGCAAGCAGATGAACAAGAAGTAATGATTTCTAAATATGATTCTGCACCAGACGAAAATGTTGGGTTTGTAGTTAATCAAGATATTGTCACAGTATCAGACACTTTAGCACTATATGATAATCAAGGTACATTACCCAATCTTACTGCACCTGGTGCCGATAGATATCGTATTCAATTGACTCTTACTACTGAATCAGAAAAAGATGCTGCAGACACATTCGTATTCTATGGTAAGATACGTGATGGATTATTGATTGAAACCGTTACAGGTACAGATGAATATAATAAAATTGCTCAATTCGATGCTATCAAAACGAAGGAAATTAACGGTGACTTTATTAAGAAGCCGTTTAAGATCCATTATGATTCTGCTTCAGGTACCGAATTTAATATTAATATTTCTCCTGGTACAGCTTATGTAAATGGATACAGAGCTAATAAATCAGATCCAACAGTTATTAAAGTTGACAAAGCTTTAACCGCAGTTACTTTGCAAAATGAGCCTATCTCAGCTGAATTTGGTAACTATGTTATTATTAATGAGGTTAATGGTCTACCTAATATTGAAGACTTTGAGAGTCAAGATTTGCGGGATGATAGCGGATTTGGTGGAGCTACTATTGGTACAGCACGAGTAAAATCTGTAGAAGAAGACGGTGCTAATTGGCGGTATTATTTGATGGACATTCAAATGAATGCTGGCGAAAACTTTAGAAATGTTAAATCACTTGGAACATCGGCTACTGCATTTGGTAATCTTGAACTTGAAAATACTATTGCTGTAATTAAAGATGCTGCAAATAATAATTTGCTCTTCGGTTTTCCACAATCTCGTGTAAAAAGTATTTCTGATGTTGTACTAACAACTCAACGGCGATTGACTGCAACTGCCGATAATAATGGTAATGCAACATTTCCTGGACTTGGAACTAACGAAGCGTTCGAAAATAGTAATCAGTGGGTATTTTCTCGTGTGGCTGGTGGATCATTTTCTCCAACTAGTATTACTGGTAACGGTACACAAGCAGCATCTATCACAGGAGCGCCTGCTAATACTGCTATCGAAGTTATTGCACAAGTTCAGAAAACTGGTATTTTACGAAATAAAGTATTAACAGAAACAACTATAACATCTACAGTGAATACTCCTGCTACAGGCGCGCCATTCGTTAGTTTAGGAAAGGCAGATGTTTATTCAGTAGATCGTATTCGCGCAGTTGATTCTGACGGTGCTGATTTATTTGCGGACTTCCTTGCTGATAATGGAGCTAGAGATAATTTCTATGATGTTGGTAAGATTATTCTAAAATCAAATGCAAAAAGCCCAGTTGGTAATATCTTTGTACGATTTAAATATTTTGATCATACCACACCTGGACATTATTTTGCAGCCAACTCATACACAGGTCAACTTGATTACGGAGATATTCCAACCCATACCTTAGCTGATGGTGTTACTAGAATTCCATTAACTGACGTAATTGATTTTAGATCTCGTAAAGATGACGCTGGAGTAGGATTTAGCGCAGGTACAGCCCGCGTAAATGAATTACCTGTAAATACAAGCCTTATTACAATTGATGCCGAATACTATATGCCTCGGTTTGATAAACTGGTTGTTGATCAAGAAGCAAATCTTAGTATTGTTACTGGTGCACCGTCGCTTACTCCACAGTATGCACCTACACCTCAAAACACCTTAGAGCTTTATCGAATTGAAATGAATGCAGGCTCAAAGGATGAAGAAGACATGGTAATGCGGAATATTGAATCCAAGGGATTCACAATGTCCGATATTCAGCGTCTCGAAGAAAGAGTAGATCGATTAGAAGAAGCAACAGCTCTTAGCTTGCTAGAAGTTGATGTTAATAACTTGGCAGTATTTGACTCTGCAGGAAATGATCGTTCAAAGTCAGGATTCTTGGTCGATAACTTTAGTGACCACTCATCATCATTTACTAATAATCCTGAGTTTAGATCATCAATTGATCCGCTAGATCGTGTATTGCGACCAACATTTAACGAAGAAAATGTTAGACTTATTTACGATTCAGATCTTTCGACTAATGCTATTCTAAAAGGTGATAACGTCTATATTAAATACACTGAACAAACGTTTATCGATCAGCCAGAAGTATCACAGACAATTAATATTAATCCATTTGCGGTCATTACACATCAAGGAAACTTGACACTTTCACCGTCATCTGATGAATGGAAAGAAACAGTATACATTGCACCACGAGTTATCAATGGTGGTATACGACTTAATACTAACCAAGCCTTCTTGTTTAACAACTGGAATTGGGCATGGCAAGGCAATAACGTAAATAACTTACGATTAGGTCAAGTTACAAATTCTCGTACTACACGAGCTGGTAACCGTATTACTACTCAGCGTAATAGAGTTGTACAAGACGAAACTATCCGTCAAGTAATTGGCGATCGTGTAGTTAACATCGCTATCATTCCATTCATGAGATCTAAAAAGATCTTCTTTAAAGCAGAAGGTTTAGCACCTAATGTTCAGATGTGGGCAAGATTTGATGGTGTACCTGTAAATGACTGGGTACGTGCAGAATCTTTCCAAAGGTTTGCAGCTACAGAAGCAGAATACGGTAATAGAACTAATAACATTACTCAACACCCTGAAAATCCATCTACATTATTTAGTAATGCTAATGGAGTCTTAGAAGGTTCATTCTTTATTCCATCTCAGAGAACTGGACTAAGATTTAGAACTGGTGAACGTGAGTTCAAGCTTATGGATATTACTGGTATAAATGAGCGTGATGCGCTGTCAATTGCAAAAGAAACATTTGAAGCAAATGGCGTAATTGAAACACGTCAACGTGATATTTTATCAACTCGTCATATTACTGTACGTGGCCAAACATCAGTACGTATTCACGATCCAGTTGCTCAGTCATTCTTTGTAGATAAGAAAGATGGTATCTATTTAACTCGACTAAGGTTATTCTTTGCATCAAAAGATAGCACAGTTCCTGTTCAAGTAGAAATTCGGCCTATGGTTAATGGACATCCATCATCTGATACTGTGTTGCCTGGTTCAATTAAATTTATGAATCCAGCAAATATTATTACTACTAATGATGCAACTAGTCCATCAGATTTTGTATTTGACGAGCCAGTATTCTTACAACCATTTACTGAGTACGCATTTGTTGTAAAAGCTGAATCAACTAATTATAACATTTACATCGCTGAGACAGAGCAGTTCTTCTTAAATTCAACTGAAAAGAAAATTACTAAACAGCCTACACTCGGTTCATTGTTCTTATCGCAAAATTCTACTACATGGGAACCAGCACAAACAAAAGATGCTATGTTCAGACTTTTCCATGCACAGTTCGATACATCTGGTGCAACTGTAGTATTAGAAAATGCTCCAATATCTACTAAGCTCGCACCGACTAATCCAGTTATTTTTGATTCATCGAGCAGTCGTATTATTATTAATCAACCGAATCACGGCTTTACAGCTGGCGACGAAGTTTCTATAACTGGACTTGATTCTGCTACAAACTACGGACAGAATCTATTAGGTGAAGATGTAATGGGTGCAAGAACAATCATTGATGTTGATGAGGATAACTTTACATTTACCGCTGGCGGAAGTAAATCAAACAACGCTGGAAGATTCGCATTTGGTGGTAACGACGTAATCACAACTCGCAATATAATGTTTGAAACAGTTGTACCGTTCCTTGAGCCGCTACAGCCGCAGAATACTGGGATTTCTCTTGCTGGTAAATTTACTTCTGGTAAATCCCATGCTGGCACAGAAACTCCATTCTTAAAAGATGTAGTTGATGTAGATTTAGAATTAAGAGAAAATAACATATTTACAGTTCCAAAAATGATAGGAAATCGTGGTCTTGAAATTAGCAATTTGGGAGCAGCGGTTAAATCTGCTACATTATCTGTAGGATTATCAACAGCAAATCCAGATGTGTGTCCAATGCTTGATATGCAAAGAGCTTCAATGTTCTTAATTCATAACCATATTGATCAGCAAGATTCAGCAAATGCACCAGTTAGTGCACCACCACATAATACACCAATCTTCTTTGGAGATGAAACAACTGTTACTTCTGGTAGCCATATTGGTAAACACGTAGTGCGACCAGTTACTCTCGAAGAAGCTGCTATTGGTTTAAAAATTCTTATCGGCGCGCATCGGCCATCAGTAGCAGATTTTGATCTTTACTACAAAGTTGCTAACGATGGAGAAAACTTCAACGATATTGTGTGGACAGAAATTGCTAAAGAAGAAAGTTTACCATCTGATGAGAATCCTAATGTGTTTAGGGATTATAGATATTTAGTTGGTGGACAAAATGGTCTATCAGCATCATTTACTCGATTTACGATTAAGATTGTAATGAAGTCATTAAGCTCGGCAAAACCACCGATATTTAGAGATTTGCGAATCATCGCGATGGCGGTATAATGAGAAAGTTTGCAAAGGTAGAAGGATCACAGACTTTAGTAAGAGACCTAAATACAGGTGCTATACTAAATACAGATAAATCTACTCTCGACAAAGCAAGGGAAGCAAAAGCTTTAAGGCAAAAGAAAAATCAAGAATTTGACGAACTTAAAGGTGAAGTCAAAGAAATGAAAGAAATGTTAACTAAACTGATAGAGAAACTATAATGGCACGTTTTATACAAGTCAGCTTAACTAATCCTATAGGAACATGGGTTCAAAAGACAAATGCACTAAGCGGATTTGTAGGTGATCTTGATGATCTAAATCCAGCAATTAGACAAATTGTTCCAGCTGTTGACTCCAATGTAGTTACAGTTTTAAACTACCTTGATTCATCTCTTTCACAGATGCAAGATAGTGTGAATATGGAATATATGAAACTGGATTCAGGTGATTTCGGTTTAATTCGGGTTGATAGCGCTATTATTGGTTACTTGCAAGTAGATAGCGGATACTTTGGGTATCTACAAGCTAACAGCGCAGACATCACTTATCTTACTGCAGATAGCGCAACAATTAATGGTGAATTAAGAGTAGAGCGATTAGTTGTATTTGGCACAGATTCTAACAATTCTGTAGTTTTACCGTATGGTGCTATAGATAGTGCAGAGATCCATGATAGCGCTGTAAGATCTAGACATTTCCAGAACTTAGTAACGACTCTTATTCTAGATTCTCAAGGACAAACATTAAAGACAATATTCTCACCAGGTAAATAGATTATGACATTACGAAGACCTTTATATTATACTGATAGCGGCAATATCAAAGAAATGAGTGATATTGAATTAGCTGATGTGCATGCTGAAGCAAAAAGATTCTATTTGAACAATCCACCAGTACAATTAACAGTTGTTAATAGCGGAGGTAATCTAGGCGGCATTAACCAACGTCAAGTTATTGCTGGCGCGGCCACGAATAATTCAAGGCGTTTTTCTAGTAATAGTCCTGGAAATATTAGTGTTCAAACAATGACATATTCTAGGATTCATGAAACTAAAGCTACGCCACCGTTTGGAGCTAATGGAAATTTTGATCTTACTACACTTAAAGGTAATTTAGGTACTAATTGGCCTGTATATTATAATGATAGCGGTAATTTTGAACCATTTACTGATTCAGATTTTATAGATACGTTTGCAAACCCTGTTATCCAAGAGCTTGGTGCAGCTAATACTGATCCATTATATGTTATTGGAGAAAGTTCTGGCGTTGTTAGTGGTAGATATACTAAAGTTTCTAATACTCCAGTATACACAGATCTTATTGCAAATATAGCAGCGTATACTTCAGGTTCTTTACCAGAAACTAAAAAACAAAGTATAACAGTTCAAAACTGGTATTTGTGGAAATTAAAAAGTAATAGAACAGGTCAAGTGTTTATCGATGTTGCTTATAGAGATTCAGCATATAATAGGCCAGTTTTAGGTACAGGCTTTGAGGTTGATTTAGAAAAAAGACCAGGTAGTACTTACATACATTCTATTAGATCTCCAGGTAGTGGATATGTAATCTCAGATAATTTTATTGTTACTGGCAATAAACTAGGTGGTAAATCACCTGAAAATGATTGGCATTATTATGTTGATGCAATTGATTCTTTTGGTGGTGTAACTAATTTATTACCTCATCCATTTAATAATGGTATAGGTAATCGCTATAATCAACCGTTAACTCATACAGATAGTAGTAGTACACCTCTTGGAGTTCATCTTAGATCTATGAAGAAAACTGATTTTGAAACAATGGTAAATAGTGCTTTGACACATCAAGCAACGACAGAACCAGGCCAAATGATAGAATTTAAATGGAATCAGGGTGCACAAGTTGGAACTACTATCATTGACACACGTTATACTAATGCGACATCAAATCAACGAGATGAACAAGATGCCGATAACTATAGGTCACAGAGAGTGCCAACAGGTGGAAACTTACAAGACGTAGACACGCATTACTTAGGAGTACGAATATTATGAGTATTCAAATTACAGAAGCTAACTTAGTTAGCGCAGTATTTATGGATGATGAAGGCAGTTTAATACAAGCAGTTGTTTTAGGTGAAGACGGCTCAAATAATTCATTAATTATTAGAACAGATCCTGAAGATTATTTGTTTCAACAATTAATGTTGGTATGTTCAGTGGATCAAATTAATGAATGGTCAGATGAATTTTATGCAATACAAAGACAGGACATTGAAAATTATCAGCTAAGATTAATAGAAGCTGGTGATGTAAGTTATATGCGGGCAACTGGTGCCGACGACAATGCTAGACTTATGTCAGAAGTTGCAACTATGCTATTTCAATATGACACTATTAATACCGAACATATTGAAAAGTTATTTAATCTTAAATTAGAAATGTTTGAATTAGCTGCAGTTACCAATGCAACAGATGAACAGCGAGAAAGCCTTCGTGAAGCTGAAACTCCTATGGCTGCTATTCATATACTACATGGTATAATGCAGTAATTTAACATCTGGATTAAATCCATCTAAATAAAAATATTTTCCTGGGTATTTAAGGTTTATTTGAGCTAACCAATCTTTGGTTGGTTCATCTACCCATCTGCCTGTCCAAGTATCAGGTACAAATTTAAGATCTAAGTGTTTTTTAACCATGTATTCTACATAGTTTTCTTCTCCGTTTACTGGACCAGGTTTTGCGCCAATATCTATCCAATGATTTTCGTATTTTTGTTTATTAGCTATAAACTCATCGTAAATATATTTAGTATCTGAAGGATAAAACTTATAAAAACCCCCGTTTAATTCACATTGCGAATCTTCCCACCAAGATCTTATACTTAGAAATTCTCCTCTTTTAATTGGGTATTCTAATAATTCCATATAGTTGTTTATTAAATCAATATCAATATCAAGTACAATAATTGGTTCATCAGACTTTTCTTTAAAAAAATTTAATTTATTCCATTGGAGTTTTAGACCATTATTTTCAGTATGTAGTACATGTAATCGATCAATCTTTTCAATAAGATTTATTTCATAATCAAATCCATACTTATCACCAATGCGACACGTGTATACATCTAAACCCATAGTTTTTTTACCTGCTCAAATAGCTTTGCTGCATCATGTAATTCAAAATTAGTTGCGTCGTACTGATCAGTATTAAATACACACATAATTTTATCTTCTCTAATTTTATGTTTCGTTAAGTCATCAGGCCATTCACATCCTCTATTAAAACTATAGTACATTGAAGATGGTACGAAGTCAAACAAATCTAAATGCCTTTGACTAATAAAATTGTCTGTACCACCAGTAAATAAATGGTATATACGTTCGGCATATATCAGTGCGTCAATCCATATAAGTGCTAATTGCTTATCTTCCCACATATAGAATCCGCCATTATTATGCGCTCCTCTTCTATGTTTCCAATCAGGCCGTTTTTCGTATTCTCTATTATGCCACCACGATCTGCCAGTTAGGGGTTTATCGAATAAGTCGAGTAAGGGAGTCATATCATTATGTATGATCATATCTAGATCTAGCGCGATTCTCGTTCCTTTTAACCCCCAACCGTTAGGTTTAAAGTAATTAAGTTTTGGCCTATCCCATAATCTTGGTAGACCATTTCTCCAATTATTAGATGCAAACATTTCTTGCGGAGTAGATTCTGGTAAGTCGGTTAAAAAAGGTAAAACTTCAATATCACTATCAAGACCATGAGTATTTTCAGTCTGACAATAAAACTTATGTTTTGTTGGTAAGTGCCGTTTAACCATAGTCTTTAATCTATTAGCATATTCAGGGCCGTACTTATCACCCCACTTACTACATAAAACATGAATCATTGTCGACCTATAATCATAAATCTTTTACAGTCATTATAATTATCAAATGGTTTTTCACCCTGATAATACACATCAGTAATAGCAGTTTGTTCTTTAAATTCTTCTAAGCTATGTGCACAATTTACGTGTGCATCTTCTTGAGTAAAATCATTTGATTGAAATGCGCATAAGCCTTCAAAGTTTATATCTTTCATATGCCACATATGTTCGCATGAAGTATTGATTATAATATCTGCTTTCATATCTCTTATATCAAAACTAATATCTTTTACTTCAGTCGTAATATCTTTATTCATCCATTTTGCTATTTTCATAGCTTCGATATCGTAGTCAATAAGATGTATATTTGATATATCAGTTAAATAATATTTTAATAACGGTACTAAAACGGTGCCATACCATGATCCTAAAACTACAATCTTTTTATTTTTAATAGATGCAGCTGGAGACATAGATAATTGTTCTACTAACCATGATTTAGCCATAACTTGATTTTGAGAAAATGATTTCGCAAAGTCTTTTATCCTATGTGGATAATAATGATTTATATGTAGCATTGCATTTGAAAATTCCCAAAACGGAATAGGAAATTTATGCATTGTTCGTGTAGTACTCAAAACTTTCTTTTCCTAATACTTGACCATTTACATTACAACTTAAACACGGACTCATATCTCTACGATTTTTAGCTAACATATTTCGATATGAGTTCATATAACTAGATTCCCAAATTTTATGTATAGGTTCTCTGTTTACATTACCCATAACTTTAGATACATTCCAATCATTACTACATAACCCGACATCGCCATTCCAATTTATAAACATTTTGTAAAACGGTAAAAAACATGCTTTGTTAATTTTTAATGATTTTGGTTTTTTCCATAAATCATTTCTATTAACTTCAACTTCTGTAGGCAGTCCATCATAATAATGTTTATAGATTCTTTCTATATCATATTGTTGTAAAAAAGACTCATAATGTTCTGTCATATCTGCATCATACATTGATACTTTTATGCAATTTATACCCGCGTTGACAAGCCCGCGACTTAAATTAGGTGTTAAATAATCACCATTAGTTATAAGTTTTATCTGTTTAAATTGTACACTATTTTTAAGAGTTTGTACATAGTTAATTATCTTTTTATGCAATAAAGGTTCTCCAAAACCAGCTAAGGTTATGGTTCCTGTATAATTAATTTCTCTAAGTGCTGATGAAATAGAGTCAATTGTTTTATGACTCATTTGATTTTTTGTATTTTCGAAACCTACTCCGCGAGGGCAAAAACTGCAGGTACGATTGCATATATCAATGAGATTAAGTTCTACTGAAGAAAGCGTGTTCTTTGTCAAGTGCACTTTTTGTTACCATACTACGATTTATCAATGACATCCGAGCATGATCATCAAACTCTTTTAGATGATAATGTCGAATAAACTTTTCATAATTTTTTATCAACACGTAATTAGAGTGTGACTCTATACAATTATAATTCTTTTCTATATATGCTTTAGTTTGATTCATTCTTTTTACATGATGTGGTATTTCATCGAGTATAGAAACTAAGTTGCGAGTCATACCACCTATGCATACTTGTGCGGGTCTCAAGTTTTGTATTTCATTTATAATAGGCTCATGACCAATGGCCCATCCGAATCGAGCTCCAGGTAATGCAATAGATTTACTTAACGTTTTTAATATAAGTAATTTACTTGAACCTAGTTTTCTCTCGGGCATATCACAAAAATCGCCATAGGCTTCATCAACGATAACTAATTTGTGTTTATCTAATAATTTATCGTATGATTCTAATCTTGTACCATTAGTGCCGTGCGGGTTACTTACATAACAGACATCATCACCATGCGGTATGTTATATAATTTTTGTATCATATGGATTGGTTTCCATGAATTATGATGTGATGTCATAGATAATCCGCGTTCTTTGATGATTAAACCAATACGCATTATTAATTCACTTAATCCTAAACCAATTGCAATTTGACGAGTATTTACTGAATGATAGTCTGCTAATATATTATAACATCTACTAGTATCAACATAGCTATTTAAGTCAAATTCCCATATAGGGTTTGCTGCATCAAAACATACATTTGTTGATAAATCAATCTTATAATCGTGATGATATTGATCTTCATCCCAAGCTGGTCTTAAGCCCAGATTTTTTGTATCCATTTTTCTTCTCTTAATTCATCTTGCTTCTTTTCTAAGAATATATGAATTTGATCTAATGGTTTATCATAGAGTAAGAAATCTTTTGGAAACCTGTGTTCTATGAATGAATCAATACCAGTAAAAATACTCGTTATTTTTTCTTTGTTGTTTATAAAATATTCCCATATATGGTGTCGCTGTGTATCTTTATTCCACATTAATACCGAAGAATTAATAGAACAATAACGTTGAGTATTGCCAATTGTATCTTTTTTTAACTGACTTAAATCTACCCAATCTGTGTGTATAAATTTCATATGTTTACCAGGATTGTAAAAATTGTTTATATCACCTTTAACAAGAATATCTAAATCAAAAAATATACCTGATTCTATAAAACTTTCGTCAAATAAAACCATTTTTGCCCACCATTTTTCTAATCCATAGTCAGGCATTTTAATAGTACGTATATACGAGGGCAATGTAGAAGTATCATCAGTGATACAATATAATTTGTAATGTCTGTCATAGCATTGAGAGATCATACTCTCTAACTTAATTACAAATTCATCAGTATACCGAGTGCCTACCTTCACGCAATAAAAATTCATATCTGTCTAACCATAAATCTGAGTGTTTAGTATTGCTATATTTATCGTGTAGTGGAACTCCATCTGTAAAATGAATACCTTTAGGATTATTGAAATCATAATAACCCTCGAGCGTATTCCATTCTAAAGGCAAATTGCCAATGTGTTTATCATCTAACCAACGGAATTGATGAAAAAATAGTGGATCTTCGGTACTTAAAGTATACGGAGTTAAAACTTTATTTGCAGGATGAGAACAATTCCATAGCATTAATGATGACCAATTCTTTCTTTTATACGTGGTCTGCTCTTGGCCAACCATTTTAAGTTTAGATTTCGGTCTATAGTTAGGATGTTTTGCTACACACACTGCATATTTTGAATCTGCATAATGTAATAGTTTTCTCAGATCATCTGTAAAATAAAAGTCTGAGTCACAAAATACATGCCAGCCGTCGTACTTCATCATATATGGAACCATGAATCGTGACATAGTAAAGGCTGTAGAACCTTTTCTTAAAAACATATTTTGTGTTGGTATAGATTCAACTGACACTGTTGATTCACATACAAGATATTGATCTACGAGATCATCATCCCATCCGATTACGCATTTCATCTTTTAAATCACCTGTATCAATGTTTGTTACACCAGTAAAATATTTTTGTACTATCTTATTATCTTCATAGTGACTAACGTTATATGTTAATCCTAAATTTCCATTACCTAATAGTACTGGTCTCATTTCGTTCCCTAAAAACATTTCTAATTTTGGTTTCGAAACAAGTAATATCGGTGTACCTGTTAATATTGCTAAACACATAAGCGTAGTTCTTTCGGTAACTACAAACTTAGCATGTATCATACAATTAACTATATCTTCCCATTTATCGCTATAGCTAAATTCTCTAATATTGTGCTCGTTAATACCATCAAGCTGGATACCTCTTACTTGAGCAGTATATTGATCGAACCCCTTAGACTCTGCTTTATATACAGCAATATAGTCTTTATCACCTTTCCATTGTTTTTTAAATGGCCAAATGGATGTCCATGTTTCTATATCAGAAAATGGGACATTATCTACTTCAAAGATTGTATAATCAACTACGAAATCTGGTTTAGTAAAACTATTAATTAAGTATACTAATCTTTCTAGATTTGTTTCTTTATCTTTATCTTTGAATTTACCAAGTTTTTTTGAATCTACAATTATACGTATAGACCAAACGCTGATTTTAGAAATTTCATTTAACTTTTGGGCTTTAGTTAGTGATGCAGATAATTGGCCTGCAGAAACATTAAGATCCCACAGTTCTCGCATAATAATTGTGTCGTGATAAGGAGCGTGCGAAGGGTGGTAATTAACTGAGTAAATTTTCTTCATTTAGTACCTGATCAATTGCTGCATAATATTGGTTTATATCTCCATCATTGTGTATATGGTAGTCGACAGTATCTCTTAGTTGATCTATGAATTTTTCTCTAGCGTCTAACTCTTTTTCAATTTCAGGCTTGACCAAATACATGTAATTACTTTTTCCTGCAATTCTTGGATCTGATTCAGAATATTGTGCTACTAATCTTTCAATTTGCGTTTCACGAGGAGCTGTAATAAGAACATAAGTATTATCATGATCAGGAAATGTGTTTTGAATATGAACTGTTGTACCAGGACACGGAAAATTACATACTTTAAAAAAAGGTCGATCATACATTTTTTCATACGCAAGTTGATTATTAGGCTGTAACATAGCAACATATTCCCTTGAAAACTCAGCATCTAGTTCAGCATGCGCTTCAGCTTCACCCATTAAATCTGTTGTAGTTCGACTTGGACCTAATGGCCTTTCGTATGACTCATTAAGTGTTGGGTACTCAAAGTCAAATATATTTTGTGTCGGAACACCGCGAGCAAGTGATCTTTGTAAAAAAGTTTTAACTCCTACTCCTTGTAGACCAGTTAATACAAGCATTAAATTCTCCTAGACATCATAGTGTCGTATGCTGAAATTTTTAATCCTATAAAGAATTGATATATGTTATTACCAATAGCATGTGCCTCATGAACCAAGGACGAATCAAAAATATAAATTTTACCAGGTTTTATGTTATTTATAATTTTATCGTCCATTTTTAATTGCATTTCTGTTGAAGTTGTTCCCCATAATCTTAAATTAGGAGACGGCACTATAACATCTACATGCTTTTTAAAATGGCCCATTGCATCCCAACGCAATATAGCACTGCGACAAAGGTGCTCATCAAAAACTTCAATTAATGGTTTTAAAGATGGTAAGCTACATAATTCAGTTTTTACATCAATTTCATGGTCAAATAGTATGTTATCAATATTTTGATGTTCCATAAAGTGCTCATCTAAAGGCATTCTTGATGGATCGTTTTCTTCATCTAATTTACCGGTAAGATTAACTAAAGGAATTCCGTACCGCGGAAAATGTTTATGTGTATCACCCCAATGACTAAAATTATTTTTATAAGTTTCTATTTCTTGTAAGAAATTATCTACATCAATTTCAATGTCGGTTTCTACTATTGGTGCAGTATGTAATTCATTATACTCTGCTGCTTCAATTGCTGGTTGAGAAATATATTTAAAGATAAATGCCATGAGCTTATCTTCTGGTTGTCCCTTCAAATGCGGGTGAGTAGAAAATAATATGTCTAATGCTTCTTTCATTGCACCATCCTTTTGTAAAAATTTGTCAAATCGCTACCGCCACGAAGACAAACTGTAAAATGCAATCGTTCTTCTTTACCAAGATTTATAGCTGTGTGCTTAAGTGTAGTTTTTAGGCGATACGTACAACCAATATCTGACATGCGAAGTACATTATCTTCAACTAAGAAAATCGCATCTTCATTTGTTTGTATAGGAATATGAATTCTATCTGTAAGATCGTAGTGATATGAGTAACCTCTAAATTCACTTCCTAACCACATAAATCTTCCACGACAAACGCCATATAAATTATCAAGGTCGTTATAGACTTCTTCAACATAAGTATTTTTAAATAAACGATTGACCTTTGTAAAATCATTCTGATCTAGCTTTTGTTTAAACAAATCGCCAGTCGGTAATTCATAAGTTTCTCCGTCTGGAGAACTAGTATGAATTTGTTGCGCTTTTAGTTTTGAATCTAATAGACAATGTAAAAGTTTCTTAGAATCATATCGTTGTTCTAATTTTTCAAGCATTCGCATACTTCCTCATAACTAATATCAAAAAAAGATATTTTGAATAAGTATCTATCTTTCTTCCCAAGATTCATAACACCATGTTTAATTGTAGTATTTAATACTGCTGTCGTGTATTTAAAGTCACCTATTCCTGGAAATGATACAGGAGCTGGATTATCACTTAATACGTGGTTGATGGAACATGTGGTATTATAATCAATATGTGGTAATAATACACTATTTTCTTTTAAAATATAATATCGTGGTTTACCAAGTGGCAAAGAATATACATTGCAGAAGTGTTCCATTTCTGCAGTGGCCACATCTAATTTTTCATTTGCTATTTTCCAATTATCTGTTGTACCATGTTTAGGATCAGAATAGCTATTTTGTTTTTGATTAAATAATTCTGACAATAATAATTCATTATCAAAATCATAATCTATGTTGCAAACGGGTTTCATAATCCATCCTTAATGCATGTTCGTCATATGACATAACTTTAGGGTTCCAATCTTCGAATTTGTAATCTCCTCTTGTGTAATACATCATATTTTGGTAACAACTTGTTTCTTCACAATTGGCTACTTGCACTAAACCTTTATCATAGTTTATCCATTCAATATTGTGAAATTCACTCATTAGTTTTACTACAGCTTTCCACCATAGTTGTTGTTTAGCTCTTTTATTTCTTTGTTGCATGCTTATAAAAATAAGCTTATGATCAACATTTTCTAAAGTAAATTTTAAAAAATCAGAAAATCCATCCATTAGTTCTTTAGAAAACATTGGCGGTTTTGCTTGATATTTTCTAGTATTTGGAAATGTGTAATGCCGGTTGCAATATCGTAATATATCTTTGTTATATTCTTTTACTCCCGTCATGATAATAGGATTTCCATCATGACCATACAAAACACAATAAAAAATGTGGTCAGAGATCTTAAGATTTTCTTTGGTGTAATTATCTCTTAACCAATTATTTTTATCTGACAAACAAAGCTCGCGCACTCTTTCGAACTCTTTATTATCGTAATCGAAAATCCAAACTGTACCTGCGTTTATTTTAATCTCTCTATCCATATGGGTCCTTTATCCCCTTTTAACTTAATACTACTTATTATACCATATTTTGAGCTGATTGTACATGTATAAATAGAGTAATAACTCTTAAACAGTTTTATTTATAAATAGAACAGAAACATTTGCACGAGTGAACAATGGCACAATACGAGTACTTTACATTTGATCAAGGTTCAGACATCGCAGTTGAGCTTCATCTGCAAGATGCATCAGGAAATAAGAAAAATTTAACTAATTACTCAGGCGCTGCCACTATGAAGCGAAGTTATAGTAGCGATAGCGCGGATACGCAATTCTTCGACTTTGCAATTCAAGCCCCTCCTACAGATGGCATTGTTACTTTATCGCTGACTAATGCTCAAACTGATGCTATGGAAGCTGGAAAATATGTGTATGACGTAGAGATTTCTTATGTAGATAGTAACAGTAATACTATTATCGAAAGAATTTTAGAAGGCAAAATAGACCTTACACCTTCTGTAACAACATAAGGATCACTTATGGCTCAACAAACCTTCGTATCTAGAATTACGGTCAACGAAGACGTAGGACAAACTATTGTCAAAAAGGTAATAGTTGGCTCTCCGATTCGTCGTGTCACAGGTACATCAGCTCAAGAATTATGTGATCTTATCGACGTAGTTTGTACCGGAAAAGAAGATGGGGATATAGTTGAATTTGATCTTGTAACAGAAAAGTTTTATATAAGAAGAGACCCTCGATTACTGATAATTAGAGGGGGTACATTTTAATGCAGACCACTGGTCACAATAACAGAATACTTATAAAAACCTCTGCTACAACTCCTAATATTGCGGTATCTGATAATACTTTAATGGTAGGAGAGCTCGGCTATTCATATGCTGGTGCTAATTCAGATGGAGGAGGTAGACTCTTTATAGGTGTATCTCTTGTAGAAGGCGATAGCGATTTTGCTACTGCCATTCATGAGATTGGTGGCAAATATTATACAGACATGATGGATCATGATCGTGGTCATGTTGTAGCCAATTCTGTTCTTATTACCGACAGCGCAAATAAAATAGATTTCTTACAAGTCGATAATCTAATTTTTGATGGTAATACCATAGAGAATGATAATAGTGGGATTACAATCGACGGATTTGGCAATGTTACGCTTATAACAAATGGCGCAGGTCATATTGATGTCGATAGTAATCGAATTATAAATGTCGCTAATCCAGTCAATCCTATGGATGCGGTTAATAAAAGATTTTTTGTAGATGCAGTAACTAATGTGCGTGCTGACAATAGACAAAGTCAGTGGAATATATTTGATGCGAATGACGAATTACATCTTATCGGTGGTAAAAATATTACCACATCTATGGAAGTGCCTAATGCAGGAAATCTTGATGTAACAGTTAAGCTGAATGATAGTGTAGATGGCCTTACAAGTATTACTATTGATAATGTTAAAATTGATGGTAACACAATTAAGAGCTTAGTTGGTAATTTAGTTATCGACCCTACCCCTGACGGATCAAGCGGCACACTAGTAGTTCAAGGAAATTTACAAGTTGAAGGTACAACAACTACCATTAATTCAACTGAATTAACTATTAACGATAAAAATATTGTATTAGGTGATGGAGCTGCAGACTCAGCACAAGCAGATGGCGGCGGTATTACTCTTGACGGAGCTGATGCTACAATCATATATAATGCATCGACAGATGCATGGGTATTTAATAAAGATATAACTGCTCCCAATCTTGATGTTACTGGTGATTTTACATCTACCACATTAACTGGTAAATATCTTGGATTTGATTCTGACCTCCTTAATTCTACAACTGATGGTTTACCTGAAGGCAATACTAATCTATATTATACACAAGCCCGGTTTGATTCAGCCTTTAGTGGAAAAACTACATCTGATTTAGCCGAAGGTTCAAATTTATACTATACAACTGCTAGAGCAGACAGCGATGCACGTAGCGCATTATCAGTTGCAAATCCATCTGGATTTGGTACTTTATCGTACGATTCAGCTACAGGTAAATTTACATTTACTGGAGTTTCAACACCTCAGATACGAGCACAATTCTCAGCTGGTGGAGATATTACCTATAATGAATCAACTGGAACATTTAGTCTTGATGTAGAACAAATTTATACGGCTGATAACTTTGATTCCGATTTTAGAGATAGGTTACAAACCACAACTACTGATTCGATTGGTGAAGGAACATCGAATCTTTACTATACAAAAACCCGAGTAGATTCAGATTTTGATTCTAAGCTTTTACTAAAAACAACTGACGATCTAGCCGAAGGCTCGACAAACCTTTATTATACTACAACTCGGGCTGATAGCGATGCACGACATTCAATTAGTGTTGTAGACGGCGGTGGTCCAGGTTCACTTGATTATAATAACAATACTGGTGTTATTACTTACATAGGTCCTAGTCCAGCAGAATTAGCTGTAAATATTCGTCCTCAGTTTTCAGCTGAAGGTGATTTGAACTATAATGAATCAACCGGTGTATTTAGTATTGATGTTGAGGTTGCATATACAAAGGTTAATTTTGATTCTGACTTAGGCACAGCATCTACAACAGATCTACCAGAAGGCACCAACTTATATTATACACAAGGTCGTTTCGATAGTGCACTAGGAGATAAATCTACTGATGATGTAACCGAAGGTACTAATCAATACTTCACAAACGAAAGAGTAGATGACCGAGTAAATGATCTCTTAGTTGCTGGCCAAGCGATTGACTTAGTTTATTCTGATGTGTTAAATACTCTTGCTATTGGGGCTGAAATAGCAACAACAACCAATTTTGGTGTTTCAAGATATGATTCAGTTGACTTTAGTGTAACTGCAGGAATGGTTGAAATAAACACTATCGATTGCGGTACATATTGATATAAATAGAATCAAGGTTTTTATCTTGATTACTCATCCTTATTAGGAAGCACTATGACTACACCAAAGGTCCTATTAAAACGTTCATCCGTAGTTGGTCGAGTCCCTCAATCAGGAGATCTCGATTACGGCGAACTGGCCATCAATTTCGCAGATGGCAAAATATATTATAAAGATAACTCAAATACTATTAAGGCATTTATAGATTCAGCACGAACGCAGTCATTAATTGATGCTGTGAATCAAGCTGCAGAGAATCAACTTGATTCTGCAGAAGTAATAGATCTTATTGACTCAGCATATGTACAACTAAGACAGTCATATAACGCTTTAACGTTAGGTGGTGATAGTGGTGATTATTATAGGAATTACCATAACCTATATAACAAACCATTAATTTTAGATATCGTCGATATACAAAACATTATCGATAATTATGTAAATCAAACCTTTGTCGATAATCTAAATGTAGATGCAGATACTTTAGATGGCCTAAATTCAACTCAATTCTTGCGTAGTGATTCTGATACTAGACTAACAGCCGATTTGATAATTGATTCAAACCTTACGGTTGGTGGTGATGCAACATTCAATAATAATGTAACACTAAGTGGCAACCTATATGGTCCAGCTACAATGTACATTGATCCAGCAGCGCATGATAGTGATACTGGTCGAGTAATTATTCGTGGTGATCTTCAAGTTGATGGTACACAAACAATTGTCAACTCAACGACTGTAAGTATAAATGATAAAAATATTGTTTTAGCTGATAGCGCAACAAATGCTGCTGAAGCTGATGGAGCTGGTATTACAGTTAACGGCGCAAATGCTAATATAACGTATAATGCAGCCGAAGACGAATGGCAATTTAACAAAAAAACACAAACTCCTAATTTGGAAGTTACGAATGTAATTGATGCCACTACTGTTAATACAACAAATATTACAGCCACAACTATTAATACAACTAATATTACTGGTAACTACACAAATTTTGATTCAGACTTTGATTCTGCATTAGGTACTAAAACTACTACTGATGTTGCAGAAGGTACAAATCTATATTATACAACTACTCGAGCTGATTCTGATTTTGATGTTCGTATTACTACAAAAACTACTAATAATCTAACTGAAGGTGACAACCTTTATTATACGACCGCAAGAGCAGATAGTGATGCTCGTAGTGCACTCAGCGCAAATAAAGTTAGTGGATTTGGTAATCTAACATATGACTCTGCTGCAGGCAAGTTTTCATACACAGGTATTTCTACTCAAGAAATACGTAATCGATTTGCTGCACAAGGTGATTTGTCATATGACTCTGCAACAGGTGTATTTAGTATTGATGTTGAAAATGTTTATACAAAAACAAATTTTGATTCTGATTTAGGAGATGCTAGTACTACTGATTTGCCAGAAGGTAGTAACTTATACTATACAAAAACCCGTGTAGATTCAGATTTTGATGCTAGATTCGCAGGAAAATCTACTGATAATCTTGCAGAAGGAAATACTAATCTATATTATACTACAACTCGCCACGATAGTGATACACGAGTTTTAGTTGATTCTGCTTATGTACAAGCAAGAGTTGATTCATCATTTATAGCAACAATTGCCGATCTAACATTCTTAGATTCTGGAGATGCATTACAATTAATCGATAGCTCTCATGTCCAATTAAAAGCTAAAGGCCTAGATTATAATGTACTGAGTAATAAGCCTGCATTAATTGACTCTACGTTAGTAACACAACTTATTGATTCAACTTATATTAGAGTAACAATCGATTCTGCGCATATTGAAAATGTTATTAACAATTCAACAACTGTTTTTGTTAATAATGTCGATAGCGCATATGTCCAATTAAAAGCTAAAAACTTAGATTATAATGTTCTTTCTAATAAACCAAATCTTATTGATTCGGGTTTAGTCGAAGGTTTAGTTGATAGCGCATATGTACAACTACACGCTAAAGGATTAAACTATAACGTATTAAGCAATAAGCCGAATGTACTTGATTCATCAGATATTGTAAGCATTATTGTATCAGAAACTTTAGACTCTGATCTTATTATAAATCTTGTTGACTCTGCATATATTCAATTGCGCGATAGATTCCAAGACTCTGCAGGTGTAAAAGCTGTTATTGATTCTGCTTATGTAAGAGCGCGAGTAAAAACAAACCAAGACTTACGTACAACTGATAGTGTTACTTTTGCTGGAATTAATGTTTTAGCTAATAGTATTACCTTTGGTGAATCTGATGCTACAATGACATATTTGCCTGACAGCGATATGATTCAATTTAATAAGCCAGTAAAGGGTGATAATGTAGAATTTACTGGAGCTACTATTCAAAGTGACTCAAGTACATTTAATGGTTTATATGTATATGACAATAGATTAGGTCAAAAAGATTGGGTTGCAAGATTCTCACGAAGACAAAACGAATATAGCTCTCCAGCTGTCGTTCTAATTTCTACAGACGCAGAAGAAAGAAGCGATATTGCATTTGAGATACGTGGTAATGCAAACTCAAATCTCTTAGGTCCAGAATTTGATGATAAATTCCATGATGACAGCAATACAAAATTTGCTATTTACGGATCTGGTCATACACTTATTGGTTATTCTAATTTACCAGGCGGAGTTGGCGCACTATATCCGTATAGTATGCTATCAGGTGATAATAATGTAAAACTGCAAGTTAACTATGGTATATCTGTTGATTCTAATTTAGTTTTCCATGAAGGCAATTATAAGACTTATATTGATTCTGCATATATTGAAGCACGGCGACCTGCTGAAACAATATTTTCTGTTGGTGGTGATGGATCAAATTATGTGTTTAGCGGAGATGGTTTCCCATCAAATGCGAATGATCCAACATTATACTTAACTCGTGGTAAAACATATAAATTTACTAATATTTCTTCTAGCCATCCATTTGAAATTAGATTATCAAATGGTGGAGCAGCTTATAGCGATGGTGTAACAAATAACGGAGGTTCGGGTACAGTAGAATTTACAGTACCTATGAATGCTCCAACATCCCTAGTTTATCAGTGTACAGTTCACGGTGGAATGGTTGGCGATATTGTTATTAATGCTGCAGCTGGTCTTGATTCTGCACAAATTATTAATTTAATTGATAGCGCCTATGTTCAGCTTCGCGACTCTTCTAGTAGTGGTGGCGGCGGTGGTGGTGGAGGCGTTGATTCGGCCACAACAATTGCACTTATTGATTCTGCTTATGTTAAAGCAAGAGTCGATCACAATGCTAACGAAGTATTAATTTTTGGTGATGACCAACAAGTCGCTGGTACACTTGCACAATCTAACACTTCAGTAGTTTCATTCTTTAATAGTATTTATCCTGATGGTCAATTTATAGCATCTTACAATTATGCTAGTGGTGGCTTGCCTATTGGTCAATGGTTGTATGCTTATTATTGGGTCAATTCTGGTCATGGTTATTTCCAAGTAGTAAGTAAAACAGATCTTGGAAATGGCACATACAGATATTACTGTGAAAATTCAGCAGGAAATCCAGCACCTAACTGGGCCGGCGGTTGGACAAACTACGTTGTTATAGCAAGTACAGTAGGTGCTAAAGACAAAGCTTTACGAATTAGTCACCAAACAAACGGTGATTACCTTTTCTTTGACGGTCGTAGAAACTTCTATTTCTCACAGAATGATAGCGATCAAAGAAACTTTAAGATCGAACTTACTGGAACCTCAGCCCTTGAAATGGTTGGCGGTAAACATATACATTACGGAAATAGTTATGATAGTGATGGTGATTTTCCAAATGCTTCAGTGTTTAAAGGTATGGTTGCACATGCTAAGAATAATGATGCTTTGTATTATGCGAATGATTCTGGTGTATGGACAACAATTGCTGGAACAGGTGCACAAGCATTCCAAGATTCTGCGGTTGTTGTTGGGTTAATCGATTCGGATTATATTCTCAATAAGAAGTTTGTACCTGGTGATGCTGAAAGACGATGGAATATTACATCAGCGGCACCTGCTGGAGCACAGGCTGTCGCTGTTGGAGATTATTGGCTTGATCGTGATACCGAAGTTTTATATAAACTTACTACTGATACAAATTGGACAACTACTTTACCTGCAGGGACCTTTACTGCAGAAGCAGGATTAACATCAAATAATTGGTTTGCAAATGGAGTTGGTGGTGATCCAGCCACAATTAATCAGGGTCCTCCTGGTCCAGTTGGTACATTTAACAGAACTTTCTTGATGGGTACTAGCCCATATAATTCTGGTGGTCGATACACATTTACACAACCAGTTAATTTTGGATATTTTCAGATTGGTAATCTAGCCTCTGGACATATTTACTCTGTCGGATATACCGATGGCTCGTACATGGTTTCAAACACTGGTATCAATGGTTCTAAAACCGCAACGCCAAGTTCATATACTTGGTATGACGCAAACGGTGTTTCTTTAGGTCAAACAGTGGCGGCTGGTAGTGGTTTTAGAAACTATAGTCATCCAAACGGCACATTAGCAACATATATCGTTATTGGTAGAAATAACTATGGTACTCGTGGCTATAGTTGCTATATGTTCTTTTCTGGAGCAAGTAGTTGGCAGCGGATAGGTGAAATTTATGATTCAGGTGATATTAAAAATGTTATCGATTCTGCGTATGTTACTGGTATTTCTGGCAGTGGCGGTAGCGGCAGTGGATTAGATTCAGCTGCAGTCACCACTCTTATCGATTCAGCATATGTACAAGCGAGACAAACAGCTGGTGGTGGAGGCACAGACTCTGCAGCAGTACAAACTCTAATTAATGCTGCTATTGATTCTGGTGCTGTACCATTCACCCAAAATTACTTTCATTTTACATCAGATTCTGGACATAAAATATATAGTGGATTCGATGATGATAGTGATAGTTTAACCTACACAACTGGAGCATTAACTGTTTACCTTAACGGTATTTTGCTTGTAGATTCAGTAGACTATACTGCAACTAATGGAACATCTATTGTATTGACTGATTCTGCAGAATTGGGAGATATTCTTACAGTACAAACATTTGCTGGCAATAGCCTTGGACTAGACTCAGCAAAAGCAATCAACTTAATTGACAGTGCATATATCGCTGCAAGAACAACAGCAGGTACAGACTCTGCTGCCATTATCAACCTTATTGATAGTGCGTATGTTCAAGCTCGGCAAGCAGCTGCTTCTAGCGGTGTTGATTCTGCTGTTGTTATAAGTCTTATAGACAGTGCGTATGTTAATCAAAGGGTTTCCTTTACAGGACCATCATCATCTAGAACTTCTCTTGGATTAACCGGTGTAACAACCGGATCAAATAATGCAACTTGGACATTTAACACTGATGCATCTGCCGAGAACTTTAAGTTATTAATTGACGGCGTGTATTTAGCAAGCAGCGCCACAGGTAGCGTATTAGGATTTAAAGATGCTGGTGGAAAATACTTCTCTGTTGGAGACAATTACAATAGCCATAATTTTACCAGATCAGTTGTTGCTGTTAGAACCAATAATGCAGTAACTCTTAGTTGGTCTGGTGGACTTGCATATAGTTGGGCTAACTTTACAGATTATAGCGGTGGATTTAGTGCTGCATTCACAGCAAATGGTGGCACATTACCTTTAGTTTCTGTGTATTCACCAAAAATAACAAATGGCCAGCCTGGATCATTTACTACTCCATATGTTGTTGGCGATGCAACAACTGGTAATGGAGCTGGTGTATTTGGTACAAACACAACAAACTATGGTGCACTAGTAACAGTTGCCGCCTCAGCAACATATTTGTCATTAACAAATGTCATTGATTCTGCTTATGTAGAAGCTCGCGTAAATGCTTTGGATTCAGCAGAAGCAATTAACCTTATTGATTCCGCTTATGTAAGAGCTAGACAAAACTTTGCGTATAGCGCACTTACTAGTACACCAACAGATCTTAGTGACTTTGATAATGATGTAGGTTATATTACCGATGCATCATTTGATGACTTTGAATCAAGAGAATTTATTGGTAATCAAGGTGGGTTAACAGATAAAGTATATTCATTTATTGTCCCGGTTGGAGTTACAACTATTTCTGCTGTCGCCATTGCTGGTGGTGGTGGAGGTGGTGAGGCAGCATCTGGCACAGATGGTGTAGGTGGCGGTGGTGGTCTATCGTACGATACTTCTCTTGCTGTTACTCCAGGTGAAACACTTACAATTACAGTTGGCCATAGCGGCAATGGCGGTATGGCACCTAGCGATCCACCTAATTCTATCGGTACCGGTGACACGGCTAATAACACGACTATTAAAAGAGGTTCTACTGTATTATTGCAAGCCAATGGTGGTACAGGTGGTAGTGGAGGTACTAATGGTACCGGTGGATCTGGTGGTACAACTTTATCATACGATGGTGGTGGTAATGGTGGAGTTCGTGGAGCAGGTCAATATACTGGTAACGGTGGATCTTCAGGATCTGCGAGTCTCTTAGGAACATCAAGTACAGATTATTTGTATGGTGAAGGTGGTGCAGGCTACAGCCATGGCCAAAAGGGTGCAGTAAGAATTATTTGGGGCACTGGTAGATCTTATCCAGATACAAATATTGTACAAACGTTCTTGAACGTATATAGTAGTGGAATTGATTCAGCTGCTGTTATAAGTCTTATTGACTCAAATTATGTAAGACAAAGAGTTACTAAATCTGATCTCGATATGGAAGGGAATAAAGTTCTCTTTGCAAATGTTTATGATTCAACCGGAGCTTTGCCAAGTGCAACCACTTATCATGGCATGTTTGCTCATGTTCATGCCACTGGTGCAGGATATTTTGCTCACGCTGGTAACTGGACAAGATTAGCTAATCAATCGGAAGTAAGTTCATACGATTCAACAAATACTATCGGCATAATAGATTCTGCATATGTTCAAGCTAGACAAACATCTGGTGGTGGTGGAACAGTCGATAGTGCAGATATTATTGCGATTGTTGATAGTGCATATGTTCAAGCTAGACAAACATCTGGTGGCGGAGGCGGAGGCGGAGGCCTAGATTCTGCTCTCGTATCACAATTAATTGATTCAGATTATATTGCTACAAAGGTAGACTTTACTCGTGGAGAATTTACTACACAAAGATCGCAGTATACAGCGACAGCATCGCAAACAGTATTTAATCATAGCTCAATTGATGCTACTCATCTTGACGTCTATCTTAATGGTATCTTGCAAGTGGTCAATGATGATTACACTGCCAATACATCCGCCGTTACCTTCACAACAGGTGTCGACAGCGGATACAGCGTCTCAATTATTGAAAGGCGTGGACGTGTCGCTACCCAACGAGGACTAGTTGAAAGTAAATATTACTTTACTACACCGACACCAATCACATCAATTACCGGTGTTGATGATAATGGTGTTACACTTGATTACTCAAATGGAAATTTAGATGTCTACTTGAATGGTATTCTTCTAAAAGATTCAGATGATTATTCTACCAATGCTGGTACTACAGTAACTCTTATATCTGCCACAGATTCAAATGATCTTGTTACTCTTATCAATCGTAAGGGTGTAGTCGTAACACCAAATGTAGAGAATTATGAATTTACTGCTACCGCTAATCAAACGGTGTTTAGCGGTTCAGACATTAATGGTAATACTTTATCATATGCACCTGGTGCAATTCAAGTTTATATGAATGGTATTCTGCTTCGAGCTGTTGATTACACGTCAACAACTGGTTCTAGTATTATACTTGCTACAGCAGCTGCAGCTAATGATGAAGTTGTTGTATCAGCATTTAGTAATCCTGGTCAGAATATGGAGCTGTATAAGTTTACCGCAGATTCTGGTCAAACCATTTTTAGCGGTAATGATATTGTAGGTGCTTCACTTGCATATCAGCCTGGTAACATTCAGGTATTCATGAATGGCTTGTTATTAAATGATTCAGATGATTACAACGCCTTAAACGGTATGTCAGTTGTTCTAACATCTGGCGCCGATGCAAGCGATGAAATTAAAGTTGCATCTTTTGTATCGAATACAAATGCAATTAGAACAAATGCATGGACTGCGCCAAGCGGAACACCGGTTGCAGCATCTGCTGGTGATAAGTTATTCATTGATGTTTCATCTTCTGCAAAGACTGTGACACTTCCATCATCTGCAAGTATGGGTGATGAGATTCGAATCATTGATGTGACAGGAAATGCAGCAACAAACAATATTACAGTCGCACGAAATGGACATAATATTCAGGGTTCATCAAGCGATCTAACTATTAACATTAACAGAGCTGGTATCGGATTGGTTTATTACAATTCCGCTCAAGGTTGGGTACTGATAGAGAACTAATATGACAAATTTAACTGACATTAGAAGTAATGCAATATCAGCGGCAGGTGCCGGATTAACTGTATATGCAACAAAAGAAGATCTACCATCAAGTGGATTAACTTCTGGTGATCAGGCTTATGTGACTGCTAACTCTCGTCTGTATGTTTCAAACGGTTCTGGTTGGTATAACATTGCACTGATTAACGCAACTCCGTCTCTGTCAATTGATCCTACTGGTGTTATAGCACTTGCGAAAGATGGTTCAACACCAACAGTAATTACTCTTACAGCTACTGACTCTGATAATGCTGTATCTGGATTAACATTTACCGTTGATTCAGATGGAAGCTTTGGCGGTATGGCCACGATTAGCCAAGATTCGAGTGTATTTACTATCACACCGTTAAGTGAAGATAGCGCCACGACTTCATCAGCAACGTTGACATTCAAGGCATCAGATGGTATTAACTTTGGATCTGGTGATAGAACACTTACTCTACTTTTTGAAATTCCTAATTCCCAATATACTACCTTTTTACTTCAAACTGATGCATCTCAATCAGATACACAAATCGATGCTTCTACTAATGCACATACACTAACACAATATAATAATGTAACTTCTGATGCATTTACTCCATATCATCCTGGTGGATACGCAACGTATTTTGGCTCAGCTACAGATGGTATCACAACAGATCTTTCTCCAGCAACTGGAGATTGGACAATAGAAGGATGGGTTTGTCACACAGCAAACACCGGTACAGGAAATCAAAATAGAATATTTGGCGCTGGTACGAATGATCCACTTTTGAATAACACAGGTTTAAATGGTCATAATTTTACAATCGGAAATAACCAGAAATTCAGTGTAAGTCAAAATTTTGCTATCGGTCAATGGTATCATTTTGCCATTGTAAGAACCATATCAGATACGACAATAAGATTTTATGTTGATGGAGTAGAAAAGGCATCACATACTGCTGCAAGTGGCCATGATATACCAACTAAATCGGCATTTTCTGTAGGTCGTGATAATGGATTTACTAGTTATGGAATGACAGGCCTTATTAAAGATTTTAGATATGTAATTGGCACTGCAGTATATACATCAGCATTTACTCCGCCAACTCAGCCTTTAACTGCGATTAGTGGAACAGATCTACTATTATGTAGTTTGCCCTATATAGCTGACGCGTCTGGTAATGATAATGCAATTACACAAACAAGTTCAGTATTTACGCAAGTCAGCACCCCATATCCATTAGGATCTGCATACAATAGAGATACACACCTTGGTTCTACAATATTTGATGGAACTGATGATTATATCGAAGGTCCTTCTGTAGACTTAATGGGAGATGGCGCATTTACAGTTGAATGTTGGACAAAAGTGAATTCAAGTGGTGGCACTTATACAGATGCATTCTTAGCACAATACCAAACAAATAATAAATTTATCTTAGGTGTAAAATCAAATGTCACTCGAGTTTGGATGGGTGGATCTGAGGTTAGAGTAGGTACTACTAACATTGTTGGTGGAGATTGGAATCATATTGCATTAGTTAGAAATGCAAGTAACTCATGTCAACTTTATGTTAATGGTAAGGCTGATGGCGCAGCATTTACCAATACGACAGATTTTTCTGCTTCTTTAGAAAATTTTGAAATCGGAAGTTGGGATGGTGGAACAGGCAGTGATTTAGATGGTCGTATAAGCAACTTAAGAGTTGTAAAAGGAACTGCAGTATACACTGGAGATTTTACTCCACCGACAGGCAAGCTGCCTGCGATTAGTGGAACAACATTACTAACTTGTACCAACAATAATACTATATGGGATGCTAGTGGTAATTATCAAACAATAACTGTTGCTGGAACAGCCGCTGCATCAAATACTCAAAGGAAATTTACTGGTAGTTCTTCATTATTCTTAGATGGTAATAGTGACTATTTACAGTTTGCACATCCTTCAAATACCCCTGATGCATTTAATTTTGGCACTGAAGATTTTACTATGGAAACATGGGTTTATCCTCAAGCAACTGGGAATAATTACCCATCATTTTTTAGCAGCGTGACTGGATGGAGTAGTGGAGCTAGTGGCCATAGATTTGATAATACAGGAAGATCTGGCAAATATACCTTCCATTTGAACGGTGCATCTCCAGGAGATCCATTCTTAGAAAGCTCTAATACATTCTCACACGATACTTGGACGCATTATGCTTTGACACGCGAAGGAAATACCTTTAGAATGTTTGTTAATGGTGCTTTAGAAGCAAGTGGAACTTTCACTGGTTCTTATAATGCCGCATATGGCGGGTTTAGAATTGGATGGGCTGGATGGGATGGAGGTAACGGATATTTTTATGGATATTTACAGGATGTGCGAATTACAAAAAGATTAGCTAGATACACAGCTGCGTTTACTCCACCAACTTCATTACTTGAAGGATAAATAGTAGCATGGCACGTAAGACATTTACATCCAGAAATAGAGCGTTCGCTGCGCTAGTTCGCGGCGTCGATAATGTTATTGTCAACAACGCGGTTGACTCTGCTGGAGCTGTAGAGGATATTGTAGATTCGGCATACATTGCTGCTCGATCAACTGCAGGTACAGACTCTGCTGCCATTATCAACCTTATTGATTCTGCATATGTTTCTGCCCGCGCAGGCGGGGGCGGGGGTGGAGGTACAATTACCGAAGTTACCGATAGTTCTACACGAGAAGCAATATCATCTCCATTAGAAGGTGATGTAGCAGTACAATTCCAAATAGGACCAGGTAGAAATACTGGTGTTACTCATAACTTTGGTGGTGCTACAATTGTATCATGGTCTGTTGGAGCAAACTACTCAGGTGCAGAATTAACACTTAATAACTCAACATTTGCTGCAGCTGCCCAACCAGGTGATGTTATTGTAGTTTCGTCTGGTACAGTTCAAAGATATAATAGTTATCATACGGTTAATGCTTGGCAAACGCAACAAACCGGTAATCTTATTGTAGCTGTTAAATCTATCACTGATGCTAACAACCTTAAGGTTATGCTTGCGGTACCAGTATATTGGACTAGTCAAAATACTACTGGTTATATGAATACCAATCTAAAAGCGTATTTTGATAATGCTGCAAATCCAAGAGGCGAAATACCATCAAATGCTACAGTAGCTTATTCAAACGATCCTAACGTTAATGGTACAACAGGAAGTCAAAAACTTACTGGTGGCACTGCAACGTTATATAGAATGTTTGAAAAGACTATTAAGTCAACTTGGGATACTTCTGGTATTACAAGTTCGCCAGTCAACACATCAGACAATTACCAAGGCGAAGTTACAGCATTAACAAATTCTAATCCTCTTATTTGGTTTAGAAATGATTCGGCTTGGAAACCTTATGTTAATGATCAAATTACTGGTACAGTTGATTCTGCATATACAAGAAATCTAATTGATTCAGCTTATATAAGTAGCCTAAAATTTATTCAAAATACAACTATTACTGAAGTTTCAGATAGCGATCAAAGAGTAGCAATTTCATCTCCTATAGAAGGCGATGTTGCTATACAATTTAGAGGCGGAACTGGAACTAGTACAGGTATTTCTTATGACTTTAGCGGTGGCCAACTTTGGTCTAAAACAGTTTATCTAGCTAGCGGAACTAATAGTCTTTCATATACATCAGCAAATGATGTTGGTAATGGTAGGTTTAAATGGTCGCATTCAACTTTTGATGATCATGTTCAAAAAGGTGATGTGATTGTAGTTGAAAATGCTACGGTAACTACAAGTCCAGGTGTTAACCCATGGGCCAGTAAATCTGGCACATTTATGTTTGCTTGTCACACACCTAAAGTTGGATCAACTGCACCTTGGTATAATATAGTAGCTTATTTTTATGATGTTCCAAACGGTAGTTCTGGATACCTGAATACTGATTTAGGTAGTTATTTTAGTGGTACTGATGGAGTAGCTACTACAACAAATCCTAGAGGATCTATACCTGCTGCAGCAGTAATGGTGCACTCATATGGTAATGTTAATAATAGTTCTGCTACTACAACTCTTGTTGGTGGTGTTGCAACTCTGTATCGTATGTTTGATGGCACAACATATCAAGATGCTTATGATACATCTGGCGGTGGAGGTGGAACCGCATACACAGATCAAACAGGTACAGTAAATGCAATCGGTGGTCTAAAACCATTAGTATATCACTATAATGATGCTGCATTTAAACCATATGTACAAAATAATATTTTAGGAACTGTTGATTCTGCATATATTAATGCAAGAGTTGATCCATTCGATTCTTCGCATGTCTTAGGACTTGTTGATAGTGCATATATCCAATTAAGAGATCGATTCCAAGATTCATCTGGTATAGTGGCTATTGTTGATAGCTCGTATATTCAATCAAGACAAAATTCAATAGTTGATTCTGCTACTACCCTTACACTTATTAGTTCATTACTTGATAGCGCTGCTCCATCAAGAGCATTCACATATACCTTTACAGCATCCGCTGGTCAAACAACATTTACTGGAGCAGATACCAATAATAATGTTTTAGGATATTCAGCTGGTAATATTATTACGTTCTTAAATGGTATTTTACTTATTGATTCTGATGATTATGTAGCATCTAGTGGAACATCTATTGTACTTAATTCTGCTGCATCATTAAATGACGTAGTTAATGTTGTTAAATTCTCAGCTGAGGGTATAAATCTATCTCATCAACAATTTAAATATACTGTTTCATCTCCTACAACCACATTTAGCGGTAATGACGATAACAACAATAGTTTATCGTATGAAGCTGGTGAATTGCAAGTATTCTTAAATGGTATCCTGCTTATTGATTCACAAGACTATACAGCGACAAATGGAGCAAGTGTTGTATTAACTGCCGCAACTGATTCATCTGCTGTTCTTGCAATTAGTAAATACAGCGGATCAGGCTTAAGACAAACTGCAACTAGAGCTAAGCATTTTGTTTATACTTTACCAGTTCCTACAACTACAATAACTGGAGCTGATGATAATAATTCGACACTTTCCTATATCCAAGATCAAATTCAAGTATTTCAAAATGGAATATTACTTATTGATTCTGCTGATTATACTGCAACCGATGGTACATCAATTGTATTAGGAACTGCATCAGATTCGGCTGACACGATTGTAGTTACTGCACTTAGAGGTTCACTAACTGGTGGACTTGACTCTGCGAATGTTTTAGCACTTGCTGGTGGATTAGACTCTGCAAAAGTTACTCAATTAATAGATTCTGCATATGTGGGCGCAATAATCGATTCTGCATATGTGACCGCGCGCTCAGGCGGTGGTGGAGGTGGAGGTGGCACTGACTCTGCTACAGTTATTGCACTTAGCGGTCAATTAAAAGGCGGCATGTTCAGAATTAACCCTCAATCTCTTAGTATAAATACCACTATAGACAGTGCTGAGAATGCGCATGTTGCTGGACCAATATCATTTGATAGCGGTGTAGTGCTAACAATCAACGGTAATTTGGTGATAAGCTAATGAGTAGAAATTCAGACATAGCCAAAATACTGGGAAGGACTGAAGCAGCAAATGCTTCTAATACTGCATTGGGTACTGGATCTGGTGGAGTAACAGTTTATGATTCAACTGGTGAATTGCCAAGTACAGGTTTAACTTCGGGCGATCAAGCATTTGTAGAATCAGCCGGTGCATCTGGACAAAGTAGATTATATATTTCAAATGGATCTGGTTGGTATAACGTAGCACTCATTAATGCTACACCTAGATTAACACTGAGTAGTGAAGGTACAATTGCTTTGGCATCTGATGGTACTGCCACTACTATTACTATGACTGCTTTAGACTCTGATAATGCAAGTGCTAATTTGACTCTATCAATAGAGTCCGGTGGAGATCTATTTAAGTTTGCAACAGTATCACAAGATTCAAGTGTGGTAACAATAACACCAAGAACAGAAGATTCCGCAGTAGCACTAGGCTATGATGGATCAGCTACTTTAACATTCAAGGCAAGTGATGGTATTAACCAAGCTACGGTACAAAATACTTTCACATTAGCATTTACTATTGATTGGGCTACAGCTTCTACTACTTTAACCGTTATTGACGGTTTTGATAATAATGATAAATTTGGTAAAGGCCATTCTGGTCTTAACACAGATGGAACATATTTTGTTGTAGGTGCCGATGGAGATGATACTGATTATGGCCAACGAGGTGTAGCTAACGTTTATTATTATAATGGCAGCAGTTGGGGACTACAAACTGCATTGGCTCCACCTAATGCTGATAAAAAAGCAAATTTGAATTTTGGGTCATGTTGTGATATAGATGGTGATGGAGATACGGCAGTTGTTTCAGCATCAAATTATGGCACATATCAAGGTGCAGTTTATGTTTATACAAGGTCTGGTACTACTTGGACTTATCGAACTAGATTAACTGCTTCTGATGGTGCAAACTATGATCAATTGGGCGGTGACAATAATAGTAGAGGTACTGCAATTAGTAAAGATGGAACATACATTATTGCTGGAGCTCGTCAAGATGATGATGGTGGTAGTAACCATGGATCCGCATACATATATACTGGCTCCGGAGCTTCGTGGTCACAACAACAAAGAATAGCACCTTCGTCTTATAGTGGATCTAGTAACCAGTTTGGCTTTGCTGTGGATATTAATAACGATGGTACTTATTGCGCAGTTTCTGCAAACCGCTGGGGCTCGCCTGATGTTGGTAAGGTGTTTATTTTCACTAGATCCGGATCAACTTGGTCAGAACAAGCATCTGTTACAGCGTCGGATGCAGCGTCAGCCGACAATTTTGGATGGCATATTTCAATGAATGGCGCTGGAGATAGATTATTAGTTTACGCTAAGTATGACGATGACAATTACGATAGTTCTGGATCAATTTATGTTTATACAAGATCAGGTAGTACTTGGACACAAACAGCTAAGCTTGTCAAAGGTGATCCAACAACAAGTGGTTTTTATTATGATTACTGGGGAAAATGTACTTTAAATGAAGCTGGAGACATATTTGTTACACACGGACATGGCCCTGGAGACACAACGGCAGGAGCTGGTAGATGTTATGTATGGAAAGATAATTCATCTGGTACCGATGGTACGTCATGGTCATTAATAAAAACTTTAACTACAACAGTAAGTGAAACTTATGGACTAGGTGCACATGACGGTTTTACAATGATAAGTAGAGATGGGAGCGTTATTGCAAATACTTCTGGTAGAGCTCCAAACAACGATGAACAAGGTAAAGCTTACATATTTAATGTTTCTTAGAGGATAAAAATGCCAGTAAGTAAAAATAGAGATATTGCAACAATGCTAGGAAAAACAGAAACACAAAATTCTGCTAACCTTGCTTTGTCTGTAGCAGATGGTGCAGGAGGAGGTTCTCTTACTGTGCATGATTCTATTGGTGCTCTTCCTTTATCTACTGCTACAGAAGGAAATATGGCATTTGTAAACTCAAATAGTCGTATGTATGTCTATAATGGTAATGGATGGTATTCGGCTACAATTGTTAATACAACCCCGACATGGGCTGATAGTATTGGTGGCACCAATGGTGAACCTGCTGCATCTTATTCAATTGACGATAGTGCTACACCTTTAGTTGTTACTGTAGGAGCTACTGATCCAGAAGGTATACCAATTAGGTATCTTGGTACTGCATCAGATTCCGCTGATCCACTTATGCAAAGCATAATAGTAGATTCAGATGTTGGAACTGTTACATTTACACCAAATTCTTCTGCGACAGTATGGAGTAACGTTGCAGCTGGATTGCATAATGATTCTGCTGGTGGAGTATTTACATACACATTTAAAGCAACAGACGGTATTAATATTTTATCAAAAGATGTAACAATTAACTATATTGGATTAGCGGGTGGAGTTGTAAAACCTGAAACGCAGGGTACTGCATGGCAGAATGCCACAGTTACAATGACAGATGCGTACGGCGATGGTGGTACCTTCTCTACGAATTATGATACTAGTGCTTATCAGTGGAATATGACTACACACTCAAACCTATTTGATGGTATGTTAGTACAACCTAAAACAATGGCATTGCCAGATGGTGAATTCCTAGCGATATATTGGTTCAAGGGACTTAGCGGAAATTCAAATCACAGAGGCGCCGGTGGATTTAGAGTGTATGCCGCAGATGATACCTTATTAGATTATGTGGCACTGAACAGTCGTAATGGAGATAATGCTAGTGGTGTGACTACTTCTGGTTCGAATCCTGGAACAAAAACTACAAATGGTGCTAGTGCGTTTGGTGGATTAAGCAATTTTTATGTTGCATATCGTTATAGCCCGACAGCAGGATCAAAAATGTGGGTAAAATCTAACGGAACAAGTCCTGGTACCGGAGCAAACACTTGGATTCATGTAACAAGTAACACAAGTGCTACTGCTCCAGCATATCTCGGCGGCAGCATTAATAATAGGACAGCAACATCTGGTACCGTATCTATTCAAATGATAGATGCAACTAGCGAATTTAACAATTTAACTTTCTAAGAAGACAGCAATGGCAAGCGAACTCAGAGTAACAACATTATCAAATGCAACTGGTGACGGGCCAGCAGCACTGACAAAGCAAGTTGCGGCGAAACATTGGACCAGTTGGAACCAAAGTGGCACATTAACAGTTGCTGGTAGCTTTAATCAAAGCAGTCTGACCGATGAACAATCTGCATATACAACAGTTGCTTTTACTAGCAACATGAGCAATGACGATTATGCATATAGTGGATGTTGTCAAGGATCTAACCATGGCCAAACAATTTTTTGTGAATATTTGACATCTAATAAATTAACTAGTGCGACTCAAGTTCGAACGATGCATAACACAGACAATTCCGCTCAAAACCCTGATGACGTGATGATGCACACACACGGAGACCTTGCATGAGTAGAAATCTTTTATTAGCTACATTAGTTCAAGATTCTTCTGGTGATATTGCAGCAGATCGTTTTGATAAGCTTGTTGATAATACAATTGAACCAGAAACATTAAACATGGCGGTTGATGTTGATTCTGCTGGGCATGGTGCTGACTGGAAATGGTCATGGAAGCCTACTACTTTACCATACGCTCGAGAAAATATTACAATGCTGGCACAAAATGAAGTACCTGTTTATAAAAGTGGTACATATTCTCTTATTAATTTTACTGCCTTTCGAATGCGAGATTCTGCAACTCAAACACATAAAATGTATTTAAAATGGATTGATGAACCTGGATTAAGTAATCTTGTAGATTGGGTTACGTACGACAGTGGAAATTTTACATTTGAAGGAGTAACTGGAGATTCAGCAACTCGTGCACAACGATTGAGATGGACTGTTCCATCATCTTATACTATACCAACTTTAAATACGAGTACTACTAATTATAATATAGGAGCTGTTTCTGGAGCGTATGTACATACAGGTACTCAGGTGGGCCAAAACGCGGCAATTCAATTACGTAGAGGAAATACTTATAATTTTGTTTTAGATGCTACTACAGTTGGCCATCCATTTTATTTATCAACTGATGATGGTTCAGGGTTTATTACTAATACATATGTTAATGAATATTTACACGGTGTTACAAACTC